TTATTTGGTAATATCATGAAACACCTCACACGATTGTACAAAATACGAAACTACGATATAGCAAAAACGAATATCCTGCTTTGTTATTCTTCGGATTCGTTCTGACAGTTCATAAAATATTTGTTCCGGTGACAGCTTTTTAGCTGCTAATTGCTTATAGGACTCTTTCATTTGAGCACGAATAAGGTCATCACTATAAACATTTTTTAAGGATAGATTTCGCATTGTATTTTTTATGTACTGGTAATATCGAGTAACATTATTTTTGATATCATTCACAAGGAAATAACTTGTATTCTCATCAATTTTTCTCGACACAGAAACAGGATCATATGTTAATTTCTTCAATTCAGATGGCTTAGCATTTGAAAGATTTTCTATAACAAGGTCTATACCTTTGTTGATTTCAATATCATCTAAAGTTTGTCTGCTACTCCTTGCATCGGCTTGGAGTTTTTTTATTGCTTTTAAATTCTTTTCATCTGCATTTGTGTGTGAAAGGGTATATTTTTGGAAACATTCATGGCACACGGCAATCAAATTATCATATGTTAAGCCTTTTGACTCATCAATAAGGATGATTTCATAGTCAGCAACACTCTGATTGTGAATTCCGAGTGTTTGTAAGTGTTTACCGCACAAGGACATGGAACAAGTATATTTACAGTCATCAACGAGACCAGAACCGAAATTGCCCTTTGCCTTATCGGAGTAATGTTGTGCCTGTCTGATTTTTCTATCGTTTTCCAATTCGGGGTTGACAATGTATTCCAAGGATTTGTGAAACAAATCAAACAGCACATCTGCAACATTTAAGACGTCTAGATTGTCATTATAAAAGGGTCGGATGTCATTTACTAAGCCTTCAAGAACAACATCATTTCTATCAGGATCGTTAATAGACTCAACGAAGTTATCTTTGTTAAGTCTTCCCAGCATTGATTTCGCAAGTTTCTTAGTTAAGCCTCTATTATAAAATTTTCGTAAGGACTCATCTTTGTACCTTTGTTCTGAAGATGGGTCTTTTTTTGTATACCAATCTTTTTCTGGGATGTCACACAGCATCTGAATAATATTCCTTGTAAAGGATGGTACATCTGCATCTTTCATCAAGTGAGGATGGATTGAATGCATAAGTTCTGTAAATAACATCGTTTTGTCCCCTTTTTTGTCCTGCTTGTCCTACACCGTCCTAAACTGTCCAATTTTGAATGAGACCATTTTGTATAGTAGTAGTAGGTTCTTAAAGCCAATGCGAAGATCCATATGTATATTATATCAGAACTTTGTACTTTTTACAAATAAAATTGACAAACACCAACTTTTTTAATCAAAAAAATATGTAAATTGGCTTTAAACCAACAGAATACTCAATTTGTGAGGAGGTGATTGGCAATGGCTAAAAACTCAAAGCAGACATCAAGTGCAGTTGCTTCAAAGGCAAGCAAAATCCTCAAAGACGGTCGTTACGGTAAGACTGCAAAATCTGTTGCAGGCAGTGCATTATCGCAGACGAAACCTGGCAGAAAGTAATTTTACCAAATGATAGGCAGAAAAAATCCGAATAATCTATCTGCCTATCTTCCCTTTGTGAGAGAACACAAAAATTAATATCACAAGGCCTGATTAGCTATAAGGGCATTGGGATACAGATATCGGCACTAACCACAGGACAACCTGTGGTTGGGTGCGATAGAAGTACCCTCTTTTCCTTATGCCATTTTCAGGCAATTCACAGGTCGGTACTTCTAAAGCACCGGCCTTATTTTTATCCCTTTGCCCTTCCGCTAAGAATCAGGCGGAAAGGACAAAAGAATGAAGTTAAAGATTCGTTATGAAAACAATGTTGATAACAAGGCTCCAATTACAGTAGAAATTGAAGTTCCAGATGATGAATGTACTGTAATGATTGAGGCGGATTATCAAAAGCGTTTAGAAAACGCAGAGGATAAGTCACAGGTTACACGAAGAGAAGTGCAGTCAATTATGGATGAGGAGTTTAATAAGCCTTTGTACAATCTTTGGCATAAAGAACACCGTCACCGTGGAAATTTGAAAAAGCAGTTCCGCAAGGATGATGAGGAAGGTGATGAGAGTGACGGCCTTGATACTGTAGGCGATTACTCGCAGGAAGAAGAACGAAACAGTCAGTATGAGTATGAAGATCTATGCTTACGAATCCGCAAGACACTGAAATCTGAGTATGCCGATGTAATCATTACAGTTTGTCTTGATGACATGACACCTGAGGAATATGCATTAAAAAACGGTTTAAAAAGGGATGCCGTGTACAAGCGTTTACAACGGGCAAAAAAGAAAATGCGAGAAATTTTCTAAAGTTGTCCAATCTGACTCTCTCCCACGGCTATTAAATGAGGGTCAACCTCAATAAAATACAGGAGGTAATTCTAATGAGTGAATTACAGATTTTTAAGAATGCGGAATTTGGCTCTGTCCGTACATTGGCAATAAATGATGAGCCGTATTTTGTGGCTAGGGATGCGGCAGAAATCCTCGGTTACAGTAATCCTCGCAAAGCTATCATCGACCATGTTGACGAAGAGGATAAAACAGATGGGATAACGATTCGTGACTCCATCGGTAGAGAGCAAACACCTGTCTTAATCAATGAATCAGGTCTTTATAGCCTTATCCTTTCCAGTAAGATGCCAAATGCTAAAAAGTTCAAGCGTTGGGTTACAAGTGAAGTCCTCCCTGCTATCCATAGGCACGGCATCTATGCAATAGATGAGGTTCTGAACAATCCCGATATGCTGATTGCAGCACTTACTGAATTAAAGGCAGAGCGAGAGAAAACAAAATTGTTAACGGAAACTGTGGCTGTTCAGAAACAGCAGATTTCTGAAATGAAACCAAAAGCATCATACTATGATGTTGTTCTTAACTGTAAAGACCTTGTTGCGATTTCGGTAATTGCGAAGGACTACGGTTGGAGTGCAAACCGAATGAATCAATACCTTCATAAAAAAGGTGTGCAGTACAAGCAGGGCAATAAGATATGGCTTTTGTATCAGAAATACTCAGAGTTAGGTTACACAAGCACTAAAACGAACAGCTATTCCGGTAGTGACGGAACAGTTCATACAAAACCGCATACCTATTGGACGCAAAAAGGTAGATTGTTTATATATGAGCTTTTGAAGTCTGACGGTATTCTTCCAAATATTGAAAGAGAGAAAAAATATGTCGATTGATAAATACAACGCAGAAGGTTACTTCGACCCGGTTACATATGAGGCCTTGACAAAAATTGAAAAGGAAGAGCGAGCGGCACGAAAAGCCGCCGCCTTCCGACCTATGGTTTATATCTGCAGTCCTTATTCCGGTGATATAGAAAGAAATACAGCAAACGCAAGAATGTATTCCAGATTTGCTGTTGCAAAGAACGCTATACCCTTTGCTCCACACCTTCTTCTTCCTCAATACTTATCAGAACAGCACGAAAGAGGTCTTGCAATGTTTATGAATAAAGTATTTCTCGGAAAATGTGCTGAACTGTGGGTGTTTGGTCATTGCATTACCGAAGGTATGGCAGAAGAAATTGCACTGGCAGAAAAAATGAAAAAGAAAATCAGATATTTCACTGAAGATTTGAGGGAGATAACAGAATGATTAAACTAACTATTTATACGGCAGACTGTACCCACAGTCTGTCTAATTGCATTTATCCTAATAAACATATTATCACAGATGAAACATCTATGAAAAAGGCGATGAAATATGACCATGTCACGGCTGAATATAAGGATAACTATCGCAGTAATTCCAATTTTATCAGTGCTGATAATGTTCCTCTCGATTGTGACAATGACCACAGTGATAATCCTGATGATTGGATTACACCTTTTGAAGTTGCTATGGCTTTCCCTGATGTTGCTTTTGTTGCTGTTTACAGTAAAAGTCATATGAAAGTAAAAGACGGCAGGTCTGCTCGTCCAAGATTTCATACGTACTTTCCTATATCTAAAATGACTGGCTCTAAAGAATACACTCTCCTTAAGAAGAGAATATCATCTTCTTTTCCATACTTTGATAGTAATGCACTGGATAGTGCAAGACTGCTCTTTGGTGTGGCAGAACCACAGGTAGAATTCTATGACGGCAACAATAACATCGTAGATTATCTTGACGATAAGGATTTTGAGAATTGGGATAATCAGCAGAGCGAAATTCCGCAAGGAAAGAGAAATAATACGATGTCACATTATGCAGGAAGAATCATCAAACGCTACGGTGATACTGACGAGGCTTACCAACTATATTTACAGAAAGCAGAAAAATGCAGTCCTCCTCTTGCTGATGAAGAACTGAAAATTATTTGGAACAGTGCTCTAAAGTTCGGTGAAAGGGTTTCTTCACAGGCAGGATATATTCCACCCGAACAGTATAATACAAACTTAGAATTGAAACCGGAAGATTACTCGGATGTAGGACAGGCAGTTGTGCTTGCAAGAGAATACAATGAAAGTTTAAGGTATTCTCCATCAACGGGTTACCTTGTTTACAACGGCAGTTTTTGGAAAGAGTCTGACCCGTTGTCACAGGCTGTGGCACAGGAACTTACCACAAGACAACTTGCCGAGGCGGAAACAGAGATAAATAAAAGGCTTAAAGAAATGGAGCAAAACGGTGCTTTTGAAATTCTTGCACAGATGGGTGCTAAAAAAGCAGTATCTGCTTTCAACAAATTACAGGCACACTCCTATGAAATGTATGAGGATGTATTAATTTACAAGAAATATGCAATTAAACGCAGAGATTCAAAGTACATTTCTTCTGCACTTAAGGAAGTCAGACCTATGGTGTGTATTACGCAGGATCTTTTGGATAAGAACGAATTTTTGCTCAACACACCAAGCGGTACATATGACCTTCGCAAAGGGACAGACGAAATACAGGAGCACAATAACTTTGACTATATTACAAAGCAAACAGCAGTCAATGCCGATAAGGTGGGTACTGATTTATGGGAGAATGCACTCGATACCTTCTTCTGCAATGACAATGACCTTATTGAGTATGTTCAGCGAATAGTTGGCCTTTCTGCAATCGGAAAGGTATATGTTGAGGCTCTGATTATTGCCTACGGTGAAGGACGAAACGGCAAATCTACATTCTGGAATGTAGTATCCCGTGTGCTTGGTACTTACAGCGGTAATATTTCTGCCGATGTACTGACGGTTGGGTGTAAAAGGAATGTGAAACCCGAGCTTGCCGAGGCTAAAGGAAAAAGACTGCTTATTGCAGCGGAATTGGAAGAAGGTATGCGACTTAATACCTCAAATGTAAAGCAGCTTTGCTCTACTGATGAAATCTATGCTGAAAAGAAGTACAAGGCATCTTTTTCATACATTCCGAGCCACACACTCGTGCTTTACACAAACCACCTGCCAAAGGTCGGTGCTATTGATAAAGGTACATGGCGAAGACTGATTGTAATTCCTTTTGAGGCGAAAATTGAAGGCAGCAACGATGTGAAAAATTTTGCTGACTATCTATTTGATAACGCAGGCGGTGCTGTTTTATCCTGGATTATTGAGGGTGCAAAAAAAGTTATTGAGGAGAAGTATCATATTGAACCGCCACAGAAAGTAAATGATGCCATTCGCAAGTACAAGGACAACAATGACTGGATGTCGCATTTTCTTTCTGAGTGCTGTGAGGTTGAAGAAAGCTATACTGCAAAATCCGGAGAAGTGTATAACGCATATCGTTCCTATTGCACACAGGTGGGTGACTTTATTCGCAGTACGGCTGATTTTTACACTGCCTTGGAAAGCTGCGGTTTCGACCGTGAAAAGACAAGAGATTGTAACCTTATTATCGGTCTGAGATTGAAGTCAGAATTCCTTGAATAAAAGCGTTTTTCTTTTAGTGTGGAAGTCTATGGAAGTCTTTTCTAAAACTTCTCTTAAAGAGATAAAAATAAATGTATATATAAAATTACGGAAATACACTCCATAGACCTCCACATATCACATTTGATGGAGGTTGCACGATTGAAAGAAAAGATAACAGAAGAAAAATTGGTAATAGCAGTAAAGCAAATGGGCGGCATCTGTCCTAAATTTGTATCACCAGGCTTTAACGGAATGCCGGACAGGCTTGTGCTGTTGCCCTTCGGGAAGGTTGCATTTGTGGAAGTGAAAGCACCGAACAAAAAACCTCGCCCTCTGCAAAAAGCAAGGCATAGATTACTTAAAAAACTCGGTTTCAAGGTGTATGTGCTTGATGATGCAGAACAGATTGGAGAGATAATTGATGAAATACGAACCGCATAGCTATCAGAAATATGCTATTGAATATTTGAAGTCACACCCTGTTTCAGCTTTGTTTTTGGATTGCGGTTTAGGAAAAACTTCAATCACGCTGTCTGCAGTAAACGAGCTGTTGTTTGACAGCTTCGAAGTGCGTAAGGTACTTGTTATAGCACCTGTACGTGTTGCAAAATTTTCATGGCCTGACGAGATAAAGAAATGGGATCACCTTTCAGAACTGAGATACTCATTAGCTGTTGGTACAGAGGAACAACGAATTGTGGCGCTTAATGCAGCTGCAGACATATACATAATCAACCGAGAAAATATTCAATGGCTTGTTGAGAAAAGCGATATTCCTTTTGACTTTGATATGCTTGTAATAGACGAGCTTTCATCATTCAAAAATCATCAGACAAAAAGGTTCAGGTCACTGATGAAGGTAAGACCAAAGGTGAAACGCATAGTAGGCTTAACAGGTACACCGTCAAGTAACGGACTTATGGATTTATTTGCAGAATTTAAAATCCTTGATATGGGTGCAAGGCTTGGGAGATTTATCGGGCAGTACAGAAATAAGTATTTCAAACCCGACAAAATGAACGGACAGGTTGTTTATTCGTACAAGCCGCTTCCTAATGCAGAGCAAGACATATATGAAAAAATCTCCGACATTACAGTTTCGATGAAAGCAAATGAATACCTGAAAATGCCGGAGCTGGTAGTCAGTGATTATGAGGCCCAATTATCGGACAAAGAGAAAAATCACTATGACAAAATGAAGAAAAATTTAGTCCTTGAAATTGCAGAGGGAGAAATCACAGCATCTAACGCTGCATCACTGTCTAACAAGCTGTGTCAGATGTCAAACGGTGCAATTTACGATGATAAGCAGAATATCATTGAAATTCACAGCCGAAAACTTGACGCACTTGAGGACATTATTGAAAGTATGAACGGTAAACCGCTGTTAGTTGCCTACTGGTACAAGCACGATTTTGAAAGAATTGCAGAACGGCTTGAAAGCCTGCATATTCCGTTTTCAAAACTTGATACGGACAGAAGTATCGAAAGGTGGAACAAGGGCGAAATACCTGTTGCACTTATTCACCCTACATCGGCAGGACACGGACTTAATCTTCAAAGCGGAGGTTCAACACTTGTGTGGTTCGGCTTAACCTGGAGTCTTGAACTGTATCAGCAGACAAATGCAAGGCTGTACCGTCAAGGTCAGAAAAGCACCGTTGTAATTCAGCACATCATCACTAAAGGCACTATTGATGAGCAGATTTTAAAAGCACTGCAAAGGAAGGACAAAACACAGTCGGATTTGATAGATGCCGTTAAGGCAGATTTGGGAGGTTTTCTAAAATGACAGCAAAGGAATATTTAAGTCAGGCACGATTTTTTGATGACCGCATAAACTCAAAAATACAACAAATATCCTCACTTAACGAGCTTGCAACAAAATGCACAGCCACAATTTCGGATATGCCACACAGTCCCAACAGCGGTGGTTCTACAATGGCTGACGCAGTGTGCAAGATAGTCGATTTACAAGAGGAAATAAACAAAGACATTGACAGGCTTGTTGACTTAAAGCGAGAGATTATGGGCGTTATTAAAGCAGTGCCGAATGTAGAGTATCAGACAATTCTTGAAAAGCGTTATCTTTGCTTTATCAGTTGGGAGCAGATTGCTGTTGATATGAACTATTCAATGCAGCACATTCACCGTATGCACAGTTCCGCACTGAAAGAAATTACTGTTTCAAAGCAAGATGAGAGTAAATGTGATAGAATGAGAGTCGGCTGATATGATATTATTAAAATAGACAAAAAGAAAATGAACGAGCCTTGTGGAGAAATCCGCAGGGCTTTTCTTTTGCCCCGAAGGAGGTGTGACACTTGCCAAGAAAACCAAAAAGGCCTTGTGCCTTCCCCAGCTGTCCTAACCTTACTGACAAACAGTATTGTGAACAGCACGAGAAAGAACAGAACAAACGCTACAACAAGTATGAACGCAGATCTGATGTAAACATTAAGTACGGTAGAGCGTGGCGAAAGGTTCGTGAGCGTTATGTGTCGGCACACCCGTTGTGTGAGAGGTGCCTTGAGGAAGGCAGAATCACTCCTGTTGATGAAGTGCATCATATTATTCCTGTTTCACAAGGTGGAACGAATGAGGAAAGTAATCTGATGTCACTTTGCAAAAGCTGTCACAATAAAATTCACCTTGAAATCGGTGACAGAAAAATAAGACGGTGACCAGTAGGGGGATAAAAATCTCTACAGCTTTCAGCTCGGACAACGGCCCGGGGTGTCACGCACAAAAAAAGCGAAATCAAACGGGGTATAACCCCACGGAGGTGATTGTATGGCAAAAGACGGCACAGCAAGAGGCGGTGCGAGAGCCGGGAGCGGCAGAAAATCCAAGGCTTTGAAAGAAAAACTTGATAGCGGAAATCCCGGCGGCAGAAAGCTGACGGTTATGGAACTCCCTGCTGATTCGGATTTAAGCGGTGAGGATATGCCCGAGCCTAAAAGCTATATGCTGGACAGACAGAAAAACGGCGGTGACCTTGATGCAGAAGATGTGTTCAGAGAAACATGGCTGTGGCTCAAGGAACGTGGTTGTGAAAAGCTGGTAAGCACTCAGCTTGTGCGTAACTATGCCATGAGCGTTTCAAGGTGGATTCAGTGCGAACACGCTATCTCGGAATACGGCTTTCTTGCAAAGCACCCTACAACTGGTCAGGCTATTGCAAGTCCGTATGTCAGTATGAGTCAGAACTATATGAAACAGGTAAACAATCTGTGGTATCAGATTTTCCAGATAGTAAAGGAAAACTGCTCGGCAGATTTTTCAGGAGCAACGCCGCAGGACGATGTTATGGAGAGATTGTTACGCTCTCGGAGAGGAAACTGATATGAATTTCAGATTGAACCAATTTATGAAAAAACTTAAAAACAGCAGACCTTATCTTTCAAAACAACAGTACCGCACAATCAAAGGTCAGGCTCTTTCGGGAGATATTGACGGTGCTGAAAAAGGTCTGAACTCACTTTTGAGGAGGTGTGTATATGAACACAACAACAGAAATGCAGCTTGTTCCCGTTGAAAAGCTGATACCATATATCAACAATGCAAGAACACACAGTGACGAGCAGATAAAGAAACTTCGCTCATCACTGCGTGAGTTTGGCTTTATCAATCCCGTAATAATTGACAGAGATTTCAATGTCATTGCAGGACACGGCAGAATTTTAGCTGCAAAGGCGGAAAATATTTCAGAAGTTCCATGTGTGTTTGTTGATTACCTGAATGATGCACAGAAGAAAGCATACATACTGGCAGATAACCGTATGGCTATGGATGCCGGCTGGGACGAAGAACTTTTGAGAGTTGAAATTGAGTCCTTACAGGGTACCGACTTTGATATCGGACTTACGGGATTTGATGAAAACGAAATCGCAGAGCTTTTTGCCGATGATAACGATGATGTAAAAGATGATGATTTTGATGTTGAGAGCGAGCTTGAAAAACCACCGGTAACAAAAAGCGGTGACCTTTGGCTGCTCGGCAATCACAGACTTATCTGCGGTGACAGCACAAAGGAAAATACATACACTCGCCTTATGGACGGTAAGAAAGCAAACCTTGTTGTTACTGACCCACCATACAATGTCAACTACGAGGGCAGTGCAGGAAAAATCAAGAACGATAATCTTGAAAATGATAAGTTCTATCAGTTCTTACTCGATGCCTTTCAAAACACAGAAAAGGCTATGGCAGATGATGCAAGCATCTATGTTTTTCACGCGGATACAGAAGGACTAAATTTCAGAAAAGCGTTCAAGGACGCAGGCTTTTATCTTTCCGGAACTTGCATATGGAAAAAGCAGAGCCTTGTTCTTGGCAGAAGTCCGTATCAGTGGCAGCACGAACCTGTTCTGTTCGGCTGGAAGAAGAACGGTAAGCACAAGTGGTACTCCGACAGAAAGCAGACCACAATATGGGAGTTTGACAAACCGAAGAAAAACGGCGACCACCCCACAATGAAGCCTGTTCCGCTGATTGCATATCCGATTAAAAATTCAAGTATGACAAACTGTATCGTACTTGATCCCTTCGGCGGTAGCGGAAGTACACTTATAGCCTGTGAACAGACAAATAGAATCTGCTACACATCAGAGCTTGATGAAAAATACTGTGATGTAATTGTTAAAAGATATATTGAACAGGTCGGCACTACTGAAAATGTGTATGTAGTGCGTGACGGTCAGAAAATCAGGTTTGATGATTTGGAGGTTAATGCTGATGAACAGTAAGGCATTAACCCTCGGCAGTCTGTTTGACGGCTCGGGCGGTTTTCCTTTAGGCGGAATTCTTTCAGGTATTACACCTCTATGGGCATCAGAAATCGAGCCGTTTCCCATTCGTGTAACTACAAAAAGGCTGTCGCAGATGAAACACTACGGTGATGTATCAAAATTAAACGGAGCGGAACTTCCGCCCGTTGATATAATCACCTTCGGAAGTCCTTGCCAGGATATGAGTGTTGCCGGAAAAAGAGCCGGTCTGTCCGGTTCAAGAAGTAACCTCTTTTATGAGGCGGTAAGAATTGTAAAGGAAATGAGGTGTAAAACGAATGGCGAATATCCAAGATTTGTGGTGTGGGAAAACGTCCCCGGAGCATTCTCGTCAAACAAGGGCGAAGACTTCAAGGCAGTCCTCGAAGAAATCTGCAAAATCAAAGACGATACATTATCTGTTTCTAAATCTGAAAAGTGGACAAACGCAGGAGAAATCGTGGGAGATGCGTTCTCCGTTGCGTGGCGAGTGTTTGACGCTCAATATTGGGGAGTTCCCCAACGAAGAAAACGCATCTACCTTGTCGCAGATTTTGCAGGAGAATGTGCTGGAGAAATACTATTTGAGCAAAAAAGCCTGTCAGGGAATTCTCCGCAGAGCGTCTGCAAGAGGAAAACAACTCCCGGAAATGTTAAAGATTGCATTGGAGCAACAGGCTTTGACGGATACAATGGTCAGCTGACAGGAGATTTATCTGCAACAATCGGTGTGAACTGCGGTATGTCCACAGGCAGAAACGGCATTGTGCTGAATGACCAAGGCGGCAACAGAATGGATATTACCGAAGATGTGACCTGCACACTCCGTGCCGAGGCACACCACCCGCCCTGTGTCTTGGAATCGGCAGGCTTTTGCACGGAACATTCTGCCAAGAGCCGCGGCATAGGTTATGAGGAAGAAACCTCACCGACAATTCGTGCCGGTACAGTTCCGGCAGCTGTGATGTTTGAAAATCACAGTCAGGATACAAGATACACAGGACCCGTTGAGAAAGCACCGACAGTTCTTTCAACCTACGGCACCGGTGGGAACAACCAGCCGTTCGTAATTGAAACACCAAAGACACTTAAAATCAGAAGTGGCTGTGACGGTGGCGGCAAGGGTGCGTTAGTTCAGGATAATAAATCTGCAACTCTGTCCTGCAATAATGACCAGACTGTATTTGTACCGCAAGCCTACGGCATCTGCTCAAAGGACAGCAATTCAATGAAGTCCGATAATCCGAACAGTGGTTTTTACAAAGCTGAAACTTCACGGACGATTGACACAAGCAATCAATCACCGTGTAAAAATCAAGGCGGTATTGCTGTTGTATCTATTCAAGGTTCAATGATTGGACGAAAAGACGAGAACGGTCCACAGGGTGACGGCATAAACGAAGATGTCAGCTTTACCCTTAATGCAACTGACAAACACGCAGTTGCATATGGAATTGACAGGGCAGCTTTTAATCAAGGACAGAATGCAAAGTACAGCTTTGCCGTTGAAACAGAAAAACAACCAACGATGGTAGCAAAAGGACCGGGTGCTGTTGCTACCCCGACATACAGTTCTAGCAAGGCATCTTTCTTTACGAAAGTTCAAGAAGAAAAAGCAAATACATTGGTGGCTACCGATTACAAAGACCCGCCAATCGTAAATGACAATTCAAGCTACGGCTTTTATCCGCAGATGAAAGCTGAGTGTGTAACTTTTACCAAAGAGAAAAGCGGATGTATTGTAAACGGAACAAATCCGGGATTTCAGAACGGAGTTCTTGAATCAAGCTATATCGTGAGAAGATTAACACCAACTGAATGTGCCAGACTACAAGGCTTTCCTGACTGGTGGTGCAGTAACCTGGAAACGGAAAACCCCACAAGTGAAGAACTTGCTTTCTGGAGAGGTGTTTTTAAAACCTATGCCGAGATTAACGGTACAAAAGTTAAATCCGACAAGCAGATAATCAAGTGGCTGAAAAATCCACATTCTGATTCAGCTGAGTACAAAATGTGGGGCAACGGAGTGGCACTCCCCTGTGTTTGCTTTGTGCTTTCAAGGATTGCAAGCCTTAACAAAACTATATCTACGGATTGATAACATAATCGTCAGAACCGTCAATATATTTTTCATAATCAATACGGATAGCTGTGTTACCGCCGTAGTGATAGCACATTCTGCCTGCCCAGCCGAGGAAACATATCGTTCCGTCAGCATTCAGAGCCATAATATCATCTGCATATCGTTCTGTGGGTTTCACCTTATCACCAAAGGTAATGCCCTCACGCTCGGTGTCACTCATAAAGCGAGATTGGATAGCTTTGTTTTTCAGAAAGATATACACCTTCTTTTCCAGATTGATGAGTTGTCTAATTGTACGCATAAAAAATACGCTCCTTTCATTAGTTTCCTAAAAAAGAGCGTAAAAAAACAATCCCATCGTTCCGACAGGATTGCAAAAATCTTTATAACCCTATCGGTCAAGCTTTAGCACCTTACCTTTTGGCAGGTTGCTGTGCGGTCAACGAGCTTGTCTCTCACGCACTCTTTATAGGCTATTTTTAAATTAACACAACAATACAGAATTGTCAAGCAAAAATTAATCCTTATCCACTTCAATCTCGCCGTGCTTTTCCTCAAAGGCTTTTACCCTCTGTTTAATATACTGCTCAATCTCACGATTTGCTGAACGGCCTTCGTAGTCTGCAATATATCTGAACTTCTGAAAAAGTGTCCGGTTTACTCTTAGTGTGTATCTTAAAATGTTATCGTCCATAATCAAATCTCCTCGATGTTATTATGACATCATTTTAACGCAATTATTGCACCGTAACGAAAATGGTGGTATTATGATGTCATAGTGGTGTCATATTTTTAAAAGGAGATTGAAATTTATGAAGGTAGCAGTAGTAGGTTCAAGAAATCTAACAATCAATAATCTGGGCGACTATCTGCCCAAAGATACAACGGAAATAGTCAGTGGCGGTGCAAGAGGAATTGACAGGTGTGCAAGAATGTATGCAAAAACTCATAACATCAGGCTGACGGAGTTTATGCCCGAATATGAACGATATGGTCGGTCAGCTCCTTTAAAGAGGAATCTGCAAATAATCAGATATGCCGATATAGTTCTCGCCTTTTGGGACGGTAAATCTCACGGAACACGATTTGTAATTGAAAACTGCAAAAAGGAGAATGTTCCCATTAAGGTATTCACTACTGTTTAATACTCACACTTAAAACCGCTGGATTTTCAGCGGTTTGTTTATTTGGGAGAATTTCAAAATTACACTTGCAATCTTTTCTGTTCTGAGTGATATATGTAGTACTAATTTCAAGGAGGAAAAGCAAATGAAATTTCCAAGCAAGGAGCTTGTTGAAAAAGTACGGGCAGAATACCCCATCGGCACAAGAGTTGAGCTTGTAAAAATGGACGATGTTCAGGCACCGCCTGTTGGTACAAAAGGCACTGTAAGAGGTGTTGATGATACGGCAAACCTACTAGTTGATTGGGATAACGGTTGTGGTCTTAATGTGATTTATGGCATTGACAAAGCACGCAAGATACAGTCTTAACCACTATAAAATACACAATATATTGTATTAAAGATTGTGTATATTACTTTTCAAAATTGCTTGATATATCCTCGAAAAAGAGCGAATATGTGTGTACCGAAAGGGACAAACACACAATTACGGAGGACAAAAAGATGAGCGAAAAGACATTAAGACAGATTGAGGAAATGAAAAAGCAGGCAATCGGTGTTGAGGTTGAGATGAACAATATCACAAGGAATAAAGCAGCAAAAATCGCAGCCGAATTTTTCAGCACAGGTAGATATGAGAACACAGCCGACAGAAACGGCTACTGTACTTGGTCAGCATATGACGAGCAAAGCAGAGAGTGGAAATTTCAAAAGGATGTAAGCATCGCAGGACCTGACAGCGAGAAATGCGAAATGGTAACACCAATCCTTACCTACGCAGACATTGAAATCTTACAGGAGCTTATAAGAAGGCTGAGAAAAGCCGGAGCAAAGAGTGATTCGACAAGAGGCTGCGGAGTTCACATTCACATAGGAGCAAAGGGACACACAGCACAGACTTTGAGAAACCTTGCAAACATTATGGCAAGCCACGAAAGCCTTTTATCCGAGGCTTTGAACCTTGACGGTGACAGAATCAGACACTATTGCAGAACGGTTGACACAAGATTTTTAGAGCAGGTCAACAGAAGAAAGCCCAAAACAATGTCACAGCTTGCCGATGTATGGTACAAGAGCCATGATGAAAACTACGGCAGAAATCACCATTACAACGGTAGCCGATACCATATGCTCAACCTCCACGCAACCTTTACAAAGGGAACGGTTGAATTCAGACTTTTCCAGTTCGACAAGCCATCAAACGGCAAACAGAACGGACTTCACGCAGGACAGCTTAAAAGCTACATTCAGCTTTGCCTTGCACTCAGCCAAATGGCAAAGGAAGTGAGAACGGCAAGTCCGAAACCACAGCAAAGCGAAAACCCAAAATACGCAATGAGAACCTGGCTTTTAAGGCTCGGATTTATCGGTGACGAGTTCAAAACAGCAAGAGAACTTCTCACAAAAAGGCTTTCAGGTGACGGAGCTTTCCGCAACGGCAGAGCCGCTTGAAGAATATAGGCACAGCCCCACCGACCGCTTCGGCGGTCTTAAGGTGGTAGAAGAACAATTCTTCGGAAAGGGATGATTAAATTGACAAGGTTTTACATTGCGTATGGCAGTAACCTGAATGTAAGGCAGATGAAAATACGCTGTCCAAAAGCAAGGCTTGTGGGAACAGCGACTTTGGAAAATCACATACTCTATTTCAGAGGAAGTCTTACGGGTTCGTACTTAACCATAGAGCCGAAAATCGGAGCAAGCGTTCCTGTTGCCGTTTGGGAAGTAACACCTTCTGATGAAAAGGCGCTTGACCGCTACGAGGGTTATCCGAATTTTTATTACAAGCAGGACTACACATTGAATGTGACAAGTATGGATAAAACAAAAGTAACCACACTTGAGTGTTTTGCATATGTGATGAGGTCGGACAGACCGATAGGCATACCGTCAGATTACTATGTTTACACTTGCCTTGAGGGGTATGAATATTTTGGCTTTGACAAAAGAATTTTGATTAATACAGTGAACAGAATGAGGAGGATACTATGCAGACGAATGAAATAAGGGTTCAGGTATGCCCGAAATGCGGAAAGCTGTTCAGTGAACGAGGTGCTGTTTCAAGGGTGGATAATGTAACGATTATCTGCCCCGACTGCGGAACACGAGAGGCTCTTGAAAGCATAGGCGTTGATGAAACAGAGCAGGAGAAAATTCTTGATACTATTCATAGGCATAGAAGTTGACATATGTATAAATTTAATATATAGTTACATTGTAGAAGAAAATTCATAATAAGTTATTAGTATTGGTATTCAGGAGGTGTAGAAATGAGTAAAAATAAAGATCCTAGGTGGTCAAAACAGTTCGGAGATTTCGGTGAGCAACTTATAATGTATTTAATTGGACGACAAAAAAATATGAAAGTTGCTTTGGTGGACCATGCTGGTGCGGATATAATTGCCTCGGACTTAGGAAACAAGAATAACCGATATGCAATTTCAGTTAAAAGTCATACTTTAAATATAAAGATAAATGATAATGAGATAAAAATTGAAAGTAAGCTATTTAATTTTGATGAACATAATATAAAAGAACTAAGAGCTTTTGCTGAAAATTTCGATCTAAAGCCAGTTGTTTCTATTGTTATTGTACAGCCCGAAATTCCTCAAGATCATCCGTATTGGATAGCGAAATTAGAAAAAAGCAAAAACAAGTATTTTGAAAAACATGATAAGTTAGTAATTGATACATTTACTTTCCTGCTGGATGATGCTGAGGAAATGATAAAAGAAGGCAAAAGATATTGCACTTATAAAAATTCAAGTCCCGGAGGATTCAATTTTAAATTTGAAAACTTGTATTTTGAAGAACTTCTTGCTGATAAACGTATTGATCATACTAGATTAAGCTTTGATACACTAGATTATTTAAGATTATGGGATATAAAAAATCCCATGGATATTAATGCAGAGGATAATTTATTTTGGGAAATAGATAATAACTAATCTTACTAATCTTTTATTCTCTGCGTTCGTGATAGCCAAACTGAAATAGTTAAATAGTAAAAAATAGCATCGGTTAGAAATAATCGGTGCTATTTTTATACCATATCGGAGGTGAGATTTTGAGAAAACTTAAGAATTATAAGCCTACAAAATTCAAAGCAAAAAACAGCTATTATGATAAGGAATACGCTGATTTTGCCGTTGCCTTTATCGAAAGTCTGTGCCACACCAAAGGCACTTGGGCGGGTAAACGGTTTGAGCTTATGGACTGGCAGGAGCAGATTATTCGTGACCTTTTCGGCATTTTAAAGCCTAACGGATACAGGCAGTTCAACACAGCATACATAGAGATACCGAAAAAGAACGGTAAATCGGAATTAGCTGCGGCTGTTGCACTTCTGCTCACCTGTGGTGACGGTGAGCAGCGAGCCGAGGTTTACGGTGCGGCTGCCGACAGACAACAGGCATCAATCGTTTTTGATGTAGCCGCAGATATGGTGCGTATGTGTCCGGCACTGAACAAAAGAGTAAAGATACTCGCCTCACAGAAACGGCTGATTTACGAACCCACAAACAGCTTTTATCAGGTTCTATCAGCAGAGGCATACAGTAAGCACGGCTTTAATGTTCACGGAGTTGTATTTGATGAACTGCACAGTCAGCCAAACAGAAAGCTTTATGATGTTCTTACAAAAGGCAGCGGTGATGCAAGAATGCAGCCACTCTTTTTTCTGATCACAACCGCCGGCACAGATACACATTCAATCTGCTACGAGGTTCATCAAAAGGCACAGGATATTATTGACGGACGAAAAATCGACCCTACATTCTATCCCGTGATTTACGGCGCTGATGATACCGAGGACTGGATAAGTCCAAAGGTCTGGAAAAAGTGCAATCCCTCCCTCGGTGAAACTATCGGCATTGACAAAGTTAAAACTGCCTGTGAAAGTGCAAAGCAAAATCCGAGTGAAGAAAACTCGTTTCGACAGCTAAGGCTTAATCAGTGGGTAAAGCAGGCAGTCCGTTGGATGCCGATGGATAAATGGGATAAGTGTGCATTTGCGGTCAGAGAAGATGATTTGAAAGGCAGAGTTTGCTACGGTGGACTTGACCTATCTTCCACAACGGATATTACAGCTTTTGTACTTGTGTTTCCTCCACTTGATGAAGAAGACAAATACATTATTCTTCCCTACTTTTGGATACCGGAAGACACACTTGATTTGCGTGTAAAGCGTGACCATGTGCCATATGATGTGTGGAAACGACAGGGATACTTGCAGACCACAGAGGGAAATGTTGTTCATTACGGCTATATTGAAAAGTTCATAGAACAGCTCGGAAAGAAATTCAACATCAGAGAAATTGCATTCGACCGTTGTGGTGCTGTTCAGATGGTACAGAACCTTGAGGGTATGGGTTTCACCGTTGTTCCATTCGGACAAGGCTTTAAGGATATGTCACCACCCACAAAGGAACTTATGAAACTAACCCTTGAGCAGAAAATCGCACACGGCGGTCACCCTGTACTTCGATGGCATATGGACAATATCTTTGTCAGAACAGACCCTGCCGGCAACATAAAGGCAGACAAAGAAAAATCCACGGAGAAAATTGACGGTGCAATTGCTACAATTATGGCACTGGACAGAGCAATACGATGTGGAAATGATACCTCTGAGTCGGTATACGATTCACGAGGGATTTTATTTATATAAAGGACAGTGATATATATGGGTATATTTTCAGGACTATTTCATTCAAGAGATAAGCCAAAAAACAGAACAGCAGGAAGTGCATACACATTCTACACAGGCAGGACAACAGCCGGAAAAGCTGTTACACAGCGTTCTGCTATGCAGATGACGGCGGTGTATTCCTGCGTTCGTATTCTGTCAGAGGCGATTGCAAGTCTGCCGTTGCATCTGTACAGATACACAGAAAGCGGTGGCAAGGAAAAAGCAACGGACAGTCCTCTGTACTTTTTACTCCACGATGAGCCGAACTCGGAAATGACATCATTTGTTTTCAGAGAAACTCTGATGACTCATCTTCTGCTTTGGGGTAATGCTTACGCACAGATTATCAGAAACGGCAAAGGTGAAGTCACCGCCTTGTACCCTCTTATGCCCGACCGTATGACTGTTGACAGAGATGAAAACGGCAGACTGTATTATGAGTACATGGTAAGCTCTGATGATGCACCTATCAACAAAAAGTCAACCGTAAGACTGTCGCCCTTTGATGTTCTTCATATTCCCGGACTTGGCTTTGACGGACTTGTGGGTTACTCACCTATCGCTATGGCAAAGAACTCAATCGGTATGGCTATTGCCTGTGAAGAGTACGGTGCAAAGTTCTTTGCAAACGGTGCCGCACCCAGCGGTGTGCTTGAACATCCCGGTACAATTAAGGACCCAAGCCGAGTTCGTGAAAGCTGGACTCAGACCTTTGGTGGTAGTTCAAACGCACACAAGGTTGCAGTGCTTGAGGAAGGTATGAAATATACACCTATTTCTATCTCCCCTGAACAGGCACAATTCCTTGAAACAAGAAAATTTCAGATAGATGAAATAGCTCGAATTTTCCGAGTTCCGCCACACATGGTAGGTGATTTGGAAAAGTCGAGCTTTTCTAATATTGAACAGCAGTCGCTTGAATTTGTGAAGTACACACTTGACCCTTGGGTGTCAAGATGGGAGCAAAATTTGGTGCGTTCCCTTCTGACAACCGATGAAAAGAAAAAGTATTTTATCAAATTCAATGTTGACGGACTGCTCCGAGGTGACTATCAAAGCCGAATGAACGGATATGCAACAGCAAGGCAGAACGGCTGGATGTCGGCAAACGATATCAGAGAGCTTGAAAACCTTGACCGCATATCATCAGAAGAAGGCGGAGATTTGTACCTCATAAACGGTAATATGCTGCCGCTCAAAAATGCAGATACATTTGCCAACACAGACGAAACGAAGGAGGAAGAAAATGAAGAAGTTCTGGAAGTGGAAGAATCAGACGGAGAACAATCCGACCGAGAGAGTTCTGACTCTCAACGGCACAATCGCCGTGGAAAGCTGGTTTGACGATGATGTCACTCCACAGCTTTTCAAAGACGAGTTGAACAGTGGAACAGGAAACATCACTGTATGGATAAACTCTCCCGGTGGTGACTGCGTTGCCGCCGCACAGATTTACAATATGCTGATGGACTACAAGGGTAATGTCACAGTCAAGATTGACGGTATTGCCGCAAGTGCTGCATCGGTAATTGCTATGGCAGGTACAGAAGTTCTGATGTCACCTGTATCAACAATGATGATTCACAACCCTGCTACCGTTGCAATGGGCGACCACAACGAAATGCAAAAGGCTATTGAAATGCTTAACGAGGTCAAGGAGTCAATCATCAATGCTTACGAAATTAAAACAGGCTTATCAAGAGCAAAGCTGTCACACTTAATGGACTCTGAAACATGGATGAACGCAAACAAGGCTGTTGAACTTGGATTTGCCGATGGCATCATCGCAAGAGAAAATCCGAATACAGAGCCTGATGAAGAAGACGAGGACGAAGATGAAGAGGAAAAGAAGAACCCCTGTGAAAATTCAGTCCTGTTTTCACGCAAGGCGGTAAATACGGCTCTTAAAAACAAGCTTGTAAAGCACTATTCAAAGAATATTTCAAGAAACACAGAAACAGACATCACAGACCTTGAAAAAAGACTTAATTTATTAAAACCTTAAGGAGGAATTTTACTATGGCTAAAATTAACGAACTTCGTGAGAAACGAGCAAAAATCTGGGAACAGGCAAAAGCCTTCCTTGATTCCCACAGAAACGAAACAGGTATTCTTTCAGCAGAAGATACCGCAGCTTATGAAAAGATGGAAAAGGATATTGTTGACCTCGGTCACGAGATTGAGCGTCAGCAAAGAGCAGACGACCTTGAAAGAGAGTTAAATCTCCCGACAAGCACACCGCTTGTTTCAAAACCCGATAACGTCAATCGTGAGAGTAAAACAGGCACAGCTTCTGAAAAGTACAACAAAGCATTCTGGAATCAGATGAGAAACCGCTCAACGCAGGAGGTCAGAAACATTCTCAGTGAGTGTGTTGACAGCGAGGGCGGTTTTCTTGTACCGGAAACCTTTGAAAACACACTTGTTCAGGCACTTGATGAAGAGCTTGTAATTCGTCAGCTTGCACATACATTTACAACAGCGTCAAACGCACACAAAATCCCTGTTGTTGCCACAAGAGGTAAGGCGATGTGGACTGAGGAGAACGCTGCAATCACCGACAGCGATACCTCATTTGGTCAGAAAACAATCGGTGCGCATAAGCTGTGTGCTTTAATCAAGGTATCTGAAGAGCTTTTGAACGACTCTGCATTCGACCTTGAAAGCTATTTCAATCAGGAGTTTGCAAGACGAATCGGTGAAGCTGAAGAGGAAGCCTTTGTTATCGGTGACGGCAGTGCAAAGCCTTACGGTATTTTTGATGACAGCGAGGGCGGTGAAGTCGGTGTAACGGCCGGCTCAACTGTTAATGTTACGGCTGATGAGATTATCGACCTTTATTACAGCCTTAAAGCACCGTACCGTAAGAATGGTGTATGGCTCTTGAATGACAGCACTGTAAATATTATCAGAAAGCTCAAGGACAGCAACGGTCAGTATTTATGGCAGCCGTCTATTAAGGACGGTGAAACCGACACACTTCTCGGTAAACCTGTTTACACATCTTCATCAATTGCAAATGCTGCATCGGGTACAAAGCCGATTGCATTCGGTGACCTTTCCTACTACTGGATTGGTGACAGACAGGGTGTTACCTTTAAACAACTCAATGAGTTATATGCAGCAAACGGACAGGTAGGTTTTCTTGCGACAAAAAGAGTTGATGCAAGACTTATTGTTCCGGAGGCAGTTAAGATTCTCAAAATGAAGGGTACAGTTTCTACAGGCGGTTAAGGAGTGCTTTTATGACTGACAGGCTTTTAGAAAAAGTAAAGCAAAATCTCATACTTGAACATTCTGAGGACGATGCACTTCTTGAGCAGTAGATCACTGCATCGGTTTCCTATGCCGAAAGCTATCAACACATTGATGAAGGTTACTACTCCACACACGCAATGCCTGCAACTACCGAGCAGGCAGTTATTATGCTTGCGAGCCATTTCTACGAAAGCAGAGATGGCTCAACGGGCGGATTCTTTGCTGACAGCACAAACGCATCGGCTCAGGTGTGGAACACGGTCAATTTACTTTTAAGGCTTGACAGAAACTGGAAGGTGTAGCTATGAGTTTTGGAAACATGAACACACCTGTTGAAATTATGAAAAAGGTGATTGAAACCGATGATGAGGGGTTTAAGAATGAAAGACTGAAAACAGTAGCAAGCGTGAGAGCATATCGTGAGGGCAGACACGGCAGTGAACGGTGGGCGAATATGGCGACATTTTCCGTTGCGACTGACCTGTTTCGCCTAAGGTGTATTCCGCATATTGAAGTTACCGCAGATATGCTTATTCTTTGTGACGGGAAAAGGTTCGAAATCACCTCTGTTGAGAATGTAAAAGGCAGAGGAATGTATCTTGAAATTCTCGCAAAGGAGGTTGAAGCAAGTGGCTAGATGCACAATGAAAATGCCGGAGGAGTTTTTACTCAAAATATCAAGACTTGGGAACAAAACCGATGATGTGTGCGGAAGGGTACTCAATGCCGGTGCTGAGGTTGTTCTGAAAAAGGTGATAACAAATCTCAGAAATGTCATCGGTAAGGACACAAAAACGCAGTCACGCTCAACGGGTGAGCTTGAACGCTCGCTCGGCGTGTCCCCTGTTTTATCAGACAAGAACGGCAATCTGAATATCAAAATAGGCTTTTCAGAGCCGAGAACAAATGGTGAAAGCAATGCAAAAATTGCGAGTGTAATTGAATACGGCAAAAGCGGTCAGCCACCAAAACCGTTTATGAAGCCTGCAAAATCAGCGTCACGCAAGGAGTGTATGACGGTTATGATTAACACGCTTGATGAGGAGGTAAAGAGCATATGAGTTTGCTTGCTGAAATCAAGAGCATTGCAGAAGGTTTAAATATCAGAGTTGAAACAGGTGCTTTTTCAGACAAAGCACCTGACGAATACATTGTTCTCACACCGCTTTCGGACGGCTTTGATATGCACTGCGACAATATGCCGACCTTAGACAGACAGGAAGTGAGAATTTCTATATTTTCAAAGGGTAATTATTCTGCACTTAAATACAAGCTTGTGACCGCTCTTTTTCAAAGTGATATTTCAATAACCGACAGGCTGTATATCGGTTACGAGAGCGACACGGGCTATCATCACTATGCTATTGACGCATTAAAAACTTATGAACTGGAGGAGATAGATTATGGCAACAATCGGACTTGATAAGTTGTACTACGCAAAAATCATGGAGGACTCTGACGGAAACGAAACCTACGATACACCTGTTCCGCTTGCAAAGGCGATGAGTGCGGAACTTTCGGTAGAGCTTGCCGAGGCAACACTTTATGCCGATGACGGTGCGTCAGAGGTTGTAAAGGAATTTCAGAGCGGTACGCTCACACTCGGTATTGACAACATCGGAACAGCCGTTGCAGAGGATTTGACCGGTGCGACAATCGACAAAAACAAGGTGTTGGTTTCCGCATCTGAGGACGGAGCACCGCCCGTTGCAATCGGTTTTCGTGCAAAGAAAGCGAACGGCAAGTATCGTTACTTCTGGCTTTACAGAGTGAAGTTCGGCATTCCCGCAACAAACCTTACCACAAAGGGCGAAAGCATCGAGTTTTCCACTCCGTCAATCGAGGGTACGGTTATCCGCAGAAACAAGGCTGACAAGCTCGGCAAGCACCCGTGGAAGGCTGAAATTTCAGAGGACGATGCAGGTGTTGCAAGTGACACAATCAGCGGTTGGTACACTCAGGTGTACGAGCCGACCTATGCTGAATAAATACGGAGGTGCGTTATGACTGACAGAGGAAGTATTATTAAAATCGGTGAAAACGAATACGAGCTTTTGCTCACCACAAGAGCCACAAAGGAGATTGCCAAAAGATACGGCGGTCTTGAAAACCTCGGTGACAGGCTTATGAAAAGTGAAAATTTTGAAATGGCACTTGATGAAATCATCTGGCTTATCACCTTGCTTGCAAATCAAAGCGTTATGATTTACAATCTAAAAAATCCGAACAGCAAAAAGCCTTTGCTTTGTGAGGACGAGGTTGAGCTTTTGACCTCTCCGTTTGACCTTGCAGAATACAAGAATGCAATTATGGACTCAATGCACAAGGGTACAAAGAGAAATATTGAAAGCGAGCAAACCTCAAAAAACACGAAAGTCGGGTAACAGACGATGAGCTGTTTACCCGACTTCTTTATTACGGACTTGCACATTTGAATCTTTCACAAGATGAGGTGTGGCTGATGCCCTTTGGGCTCTTGCTTGACTTGTGGGAATGTCATCGACAATACAACGGCATTGCAAAGCCAAAACGAGTTGCTTGCATTGATGATGTTATTCCTTATGGGGTTTGAATTATGTAATATTTGGCAATTGCTATTGAGTTATAGACAAGCGATTTTTCATATGATATGATTATATTGAATTTATAAGGAGAGGTGATATAATTGTCAAAAAAAACCGGAGAATGTGCTCTATGTAAAAGGAAAAATCAAGTTTTAAAATTGAGCCATATAATACCTAAATTTACTTATGAAAGAGAAAAGACTTATCAAAATTCTAGGTTCAGAAATTTTTTTAATCCATATGACGTTTTTCAAGACGGTGAAAAAAAGCATTTGTTGTGTGGTGACTGCGAACAATACTTTAGTAAGTACGAATGTGAATTTGCTAGGAAATTTTTAAATAAGTATTTAAAAGTTCCAAATCAATTTAATGATATTTCAGATTTAATTTATGATGGGATTAACAACTACATAGTAAGTGTAGCCTGGCGTATTCTTTACGATGATCTCTATATATACAACTCGTATGAGGGCGATTCAAACAGAATAGTATTTGAAGAACTTGAGAAAAGACTAAGAAAATACTTAAATCAAAATAGAAAAGATATTCAAATTGCAGATGAATATCCAAGTGATTTTGATTTTGACAAATTATCATTTGGTGAAAAAATAGCTTTTTGTGAGAAAGAAAATTCCACATTAGAAACGCTTGAAGATATTAGCTGTAATATTTTCACACTTAAACAATTAGGCTGTACGGAACCAATGATTAATCTAATTCAAGACAAAATATTTGGATATTGTTTTTGGTGTGCAAACACTAAAGATTATATAGTGTTTGCCATTGCAAATGGGTTAGCTATTACCGTGAAACTATGTTATCAAAGGACCATTAACATAAATCTTGATTCAAAGAACTTATGCATTTCCTCAGAGTCAAAAAACGTTGAAATTGAATTATATGAAGAACTCAATAAATATATATTTGATAGATTAGAAAAGTCAAAACCAATAGTTGATAAATTTCTTAATGAAAATAATAATAGAGAAAAAATCATAAATCGTTATCGTAACCAAAAACGAAAAAAATAATATATGTATTATAAAAAGAGTGACTTTATGATGTGACCTCAAAAAGTTAGACTTTATATAGCGTAGTAGTTTTATGACTGCTACGCTATTTTTATGCCCTGAGGAGGTGAGAATATGGCGGATAGTTTTGGACTTAAGCTTGGCATTGAGGGCGAAAAGGAATTTAAAAAGTCGCTTGCTGAAATCAATCAGAGCTTTAAGGTGCTCGGCTCTGAGATGAAGCTTGTGTCCTCGCAGTTTGATAAGAATGACAATTCCGTTCAGGCTTTGTCTGCAAGAAATACGGTTCTTAATAAGGAGATTGATGCACAAAAGCAGAAGATTGAAACCTTGCGACAGGCACTTGCAAATGCATCAGAGTCCTTTGGTGAAACCGACAGAAGAACACAAAGCTGGCAAATTCAGCTTAACAATGCCGAGGCATCACTCAACGGTATGGAGCGTGAACTGAACAGTAATAATTCTGCACTTGAACAGGCAAAGACGGATATTGAGGGGACAGAAAAATCTCTTGAAAAGGTTGATGGTCGGCTTGATGATACTGCCGAAAGTGCCGATGATATGGGCGATGAAATCAAGGACGCAGGCGACAAGGCGGATAAGTCAAAGGAGAGATTTTCAAAGCTCGGTTCTGTACTCAAGGGTGTAGGTGTTGCAATGGGTGCGGTGGTCACTGTGGCGGCCGCAACAGCCGTAAAGCTAGGCAAGGAGGTTGTCAATGCCTATGCCGACTATGAACAGCTTGTCGGCGGTGTTGATACGCTTTTCAAGGGCTCATCGCAGAAACTGCAAAGCTACGCATCTAATGCCTACAAAACGGCAGGCCTTTCTGCAAATGACTATATGGAAACCGTTACAGGCTTTTCCGCAAGCCTCATTCAATCGCTTGGCGGTGATACGGACAAGTCGGTAAAGTATGCGGATATGGCAATCACGGATATGGCAGATAACGCAAACAAGATGGGTACAGATATGTCACTCATTCAGAATGCGTATCAGGGCTTTGCCAAGCAAAACTACACCATGCTCGATAACCTTAAACTCGGCTACGGCGGTACTAAAGAGGAAATGCAAAGACTTCTCTCTGACGCAGAAAAAATATCTGGCGTGAAATATGATATTTCGTCATATGCCGATGTGGTCGATGCAATCCACGTTATGCAGGAGAGTATGGATATTGCCGGCACTACTGCAAAAGAGGCGGAGGGTACAATTTCGGGTTCGGTTAATGCGTTGAAATCCTCGGTCACAAACCTTGTGGTAGGATTTGGCGACGCAAACGCTGACCTTGATGTGTTGTGTGAAAATGTTGTAACGGCATTTCAGACCGTGCTTGAAAACATCTCGCCTATTGTGGAAAATCTCATCTCTGCTTTGCCGACAGTCATTACCACACTGCTTGAATCGGCAGGTGAAATGCTTCCCACTGTTCTGGAAACTCTTGCAGAATTGTTTGCACAGGTGCTTGAGGGATTGCTTCAGCTTTTGCCACAGCTGATTCCCGTTGCGGTGTCAGCCTTATTAACAATTACAAATGCAATTGTTGAAAATCTGCCCTTGCTGATTGAGTCGGCAACCTTGCTCGTAGCAACTCTCGTACAGGGCCTTGCAGATGCACTGCCTACACTAATTCCTACTACGGTCAATGCGGTTATGACGATTGTACAGGGACTTCTGGACAGCTTGCCGTCAATTCTTGACGTAGGACTTGAACTTGTGTCAGCACTTGCACAGGGTATTCTTGATGCACTTCCCGACCTCATATCTAAACTGCCTCAGATTATTATGGGCATAGTTACATTTCTTTTAAATTCAATACCGCAAATCATACAGACAGACATTAATCTGTTGACCTCTCTTGTTAGTGCCTTGCCCAACATTATCACAGCAATAGTTAAGGCTATTCCGCAGATTATCAACGGGATTATAAATGCGGTAATAAATTCAATTCCGCAGATTATTCAGGCAGGCATTGACTTGCTCATTTCACTTGTCAAGGCTCTGCCCACCATTATCGTCACAATCGTGAATGCAATACCCGACATTATTTCGGGCATTGTTAATGCTCTTATTGACAATATTCCGGCAATCATTCAGGCGGGTATTGATTTGTTGATTTCGCTTGTTAAGAATCTGCCGACTATCATTAAGGGAATTGTAAAGGCAGTACCTAAGATTATTGAAGGTATTGTAAAGGCCTTTGGTTCACTTATGTACAAGATTGTTGAGATTGGCGGTAACATTGTAAAAGGCTTGTGGGACGGTATCTGCGGTCTTGCATCGTGGCTCTGGGATTCAGTCAGCGGTTGGATTTCGGGTATCTGGGACGGCATCTGCGACTTTTTTGGCATTCACTCACCGTCAAAGGAAATGGCATGGGTTGGCGAAATGCTCGTCAAGGGTCTTGCCGGCTCTATTGACAAGAACGGTGATATTGCTGTTCGTGCCGCCGAGGGTATGAGCAGTGATGTTTCAAGTGTTATGAACTCACTTGCTGATGATATGAAAACTGCTTTGCCGACTGATTTCAGCATTGACGGAAATGTAAAAAACTCCGTCAACACACAAGGCTTAAACAGCGGTGTCGGCGGACTTTCGCTTGTTCTTAATATTGCAAATTTCAACAACTACTCAAATGACGATATTTCTCAGCTTACAAATGAAATTATGGAAACTGCAGGTCAGTTTGCCAAAAGGAAAGGAATGGTGTTTGCGTGAACTATTTTGAATACAACGGTGTCAGGTCATCTGATATGGGGCTTCATATACAGAGAAAGAATGTGTACTCCTCGCCAAAGTACGATTCTTCCTTTGTATCAATCCCCGGCCACAATGGTGATCTGATTGTACCGAATCACAGATATGGAAACACACAGGTGAGTTATTCTGTATATCTGTCTGCAAAGAACAGTCAACAGCTTGCAGACAGCATTACAAAAATCAAGGCTTGGCTGTACTCACAGCCCGACAGGTATCACATACTAAAGGACAGCTACGACAAAAAATTTTTCAGATATGCGCTCTTTAACTCCTCGCTTGACATTGAAGATGAGCTTAACAAAATCGGTGTGTTTACCGTAAGCTTTAACTGCAAGCCGTTTAGATATGACATTGATGGTGAGTTACCGCACAGCATTGATGTGGTGCTGAATTTTCCGTATATGATTTTTTGCAGAATGGACGGTTCAAAGCCGGAAAACGACTGGAGCAACCGTTGGAATCAGACGGCAGACCTTGTTGTGCCGAGTGGTAAAAATATGTTTGTGCTGAATACAAATTCGTGGACAGACGGCTACTGGGACAGCTATTCAGATGCTGACAAGAGCAGAATATATCTCAAGGTGAACGAAAACTGGAAAAAGGAGAATGCAAGGTTTGCCCTATATACATTTATCAGTGACGAAACTGCATGGTATTCTCTCGAGAAGGTCAGCGAGGATATTTACAGAGTGACCTTGCCGTCAAGGGGTGAAACCGTACTTGTGAATCCGTACAGTTTTGAGAGCAGACCGCTTATTCATCTTAACGGCAACGGTACGGGTACGCTCACCATTGATAACGAAAACGGCAGGCATGAATGGACTTTCAGCAATATTGATGAGTTTATTGAGATTGACAGCGAAAAGATGTGCTTTTACAAGGACAACATGCTGAAAAATGATACGGTTACAGGCACGGGTTTTCCTTTGCTTGTAAGGGGTGAAAACAGGTTTATTCTCGGCGGTGGCATAACAGACGGTTCAGTATTTTCAAGGTGGTGTTCGTTATGATGCCGATTTTATACAGAGCAGATGAAACTGAGTTTGACACCTACGGAATCGGTGTGCTGTCGGACTGCACCTTTTGCGAAGTTACAGAGGAGAGAAACGGTGCGTTTGAATGTGTGATGAAATATCCTCTGCATGGTTCATTGTTTGATGAGATTAAAAACGAGAGGGTTATACTCGTTAAGCCGAATGACACATCAAGGTCACAGCCGTTTCGCATATACAGAATTACAACACCGATGAACGGCATCATCACAGTGTATGCACAGCATATGTCATATGATTTGTCGGGCATTGGCGTGTTGTGCTTTGAGAGCAAATCGGTTTCACCACAGCTTGCACTTGAAAGAATTTTTGCGAATACTTCATCAAAGCACGGCTTTAAATGCAGGACAGACCTTTCAGCACCGAGGGCATTTTCAGTCAGTAAACCTATGAGTATCAGAGCCTGTCTTGGCGGTACGGAGGGTTCTGTACTTGATGTATGGGGCGGTGAGTATGAATGGGATATGTTCGATGTCATTCTTCACTCAAAGCGTGGTAAGGATAACGGTGTGGTAATTGAATACGGCAAAAACCTCACCTCACTTGAGCAGGACAATGATTTTTCATCGGTATATACACACCTTTTGCCCTATGCCGTAATTAAAAACGGAGATACCGAAAGTGTGGTTACTCTGTCGGAAATCACAATTCCTATTGTGGAAACATATGCAAGGGAGAAAACACTCATCAAGGATTTTTCGTCCTTCTTTAAGAACGGAGAAACCGTTACCGAGGACACACTTCGAGCAAAGGCGAAGTCATACATCAAACAGAATCCGTTCGGTGACGAAACTCCCACGGTGAAGGTGTCGTTTGAACCGCTATGGCAACAGCCCGAATATTCGCAGTTCCTCGAAAAGGTGAACCTCTGCGACACAGTGACCGTCAGACACGCAGATATGAATATTGAGGTAAAGACGAAGGTTATTGAAACCGTATATGACGCACTGGCCGAGAAATATTCATCAATCACACTCGGAACGGCAAAATCAAACTTTGTGAATACGGTTGCAGAAATCAAAAGTACAACCGATAAAATCAAAAAGGAAACCGACAGCTTTCCGTTACTTATGAATACTGCTATTAAAAATGCCACTTCGCTGATTTCAGGTCAGCAAGGTGGCTTTGTTGTTATGCACACGGATTCTGTTACAGGCAAGCCATATGAACTTTTGATTCTTGACAACGAAAATCTGTATGATGCAAGGGATGTGTGGCGGTGGAATGTCGGTGGCTTAGGTTTTTCAAAGAGTGGATACAACGGCCCGTACGAAACTGCGATTACGGCTGACGGAAAAATCGTGGCTGACTTTATTACAAGCGGAACGCTTATGGCAAACATCATCAAGGCGGGAGTAATCAGTTCGGCTGATAATTCTTCATGGTGGGATTTGGAAAGCGGAGAGGTACACCTAAGTGCCTACACAAAAACGGAGGATACTGAAAAGCTAAGTGAGAATATTTCCGCAATTACCGAAAGAACATCAACACTTGAACAGACCGCAGAGGACATTTCATTTAAAATCAACGAGCAGTCCACGGGCGGAAAGAACTATCTTTTAAACTCATCGGCTCTCAACGGACTTTCAGATGATTGGGAGTATTCGGGATTGGTCACTGTACTTTCCGATACAGATGTAATCAGTCACACCTCTTCGGGTTCTGCCTTTGTACTCGGTGAGGAAAGCACCTTGTCGCAAAGTGTGTATAACTCGGTTGCCGACAGATCCTTTGTGCTGTCACTTAGAGCAAAGAAAAGCTATTCACAGCTTAGTGCATATATGTATGTGCAGTACAACGGAGTTAAAAAGGAATATCTTTTTGACACAAAGGACAGCTTTGATTGGACAGATTTTTCCGTTGTACTCCCCGATGTTTCGGACGGTGAAATTACGGTGTTCATTTACAGCCGTGACACCTCTCTTACGGTAAGTGACCTTATGCTTACTGACGGAAGTATTATCCAACACTGGTCGCCTGCACCGAACGAGATATACACAAACGAGGTAAAGATTGACCGCAAAGGCATTGAGGTTTCAAACAGCAAGTCCTCGCAGAAAACAGTAATTACAAACACTGAATTTTCCGGCTACTACAACGGTGAAAAGATATTCACCCTAAACAAGGACGAAACTCAGACGAAGAAAACCACAGTTGACGGTGAGCTTACAATCGGCAGAACAAAGCTGATTCCGATGTCAAACAGTTCACAGGGACTCAACATTGTAATTCTTGATTAGGAGGCAATATGGCAAAGACAACGGTTGTCAATAGAATTGACACGATTTACATAGATACGGAAAATCCGACCGTATCAGTGAACACAACGGTAAATGACGCAGGTCTTAAACACAGCATTACGATTACCATACGAGGTATTCCGATAACTGGCATATCGGGACTTGCGTGGAACAAGGGGACGGCAAACAGGATTATTACCATTCCTACGGACAGCAGAACGGGCATTTTAAAGGCTATGTATGAAGACAAGAGCGTTACGGCAAAGCTAACGGTCACCACATACAAGGGTTCAACCTATGTAGGTATTTCTGAAAGGAATTGTCAGATTGCAACCACCTCGCACAGCTCAAGGCCTGTAATTAACGGGTTTATCTATCTTGACACCAATTTAAAGACCACTGCCGTTACGGGCAACTCAAAGCTGTTTATTCAGAACTATTCAAATCTCAAGGTTACTCCGCTTACGGCAAAACCGAGAAATGAATCGAAGATTACAGGTTACACGGTAAGCTGTAACGGTGTGAGCAAGTCAAGCACTACGGCAAAGGAGCTGAACCTCGGCACTGTTACCAAAAGCGGTGATGTGTTGGTTATGGTTACGGTTACGGACTCAAGAGGTTACACAACGAGCATTAAAAAGACAATTACCGTTATTCCGTACAGCAGTCCGAATCTCAGTACGATTACGCTCAGACGAACAAATGAGATAGAATCAGAAATTCAGCTTATTTTCAATGGTTCATACTCACCAATCACAATTGACGGGGTAAATCACAATCAGCTTTTATCCTTTCGCTACCAATACAAGAGGACAAGTGATGCAAATTACGGAAATTTTGTTGACATTTTAAGCGAACTGAAAATGAACGGCACAAGCTATTCATACTCAAATCTTCAGCTTATGAATCTTGATGTGAATATGTCATATGACTTTCATATTGAAATCCGTGATGCTATGGAAAAGTCGGTTATTACAGACCTGTACTATTTAATTCCGCAGGGCACACCGCTTGTATCTTTACGCAAACAAAAGGTAGGCATTAACAATCCAAACCCACAATCCGCACTTGATGTGACGGGCGAAATACATATGAACGGTTACCCTGTTATGGGTATTATACAGACCTCTGTTGAGGACGATGTCAGCCTTAACAGTCTTACAACGCAGGGTATTTATTTCAGACGAAGAGTACCGCAGGAGAATATGAACTATCCGGCACTTGTATTCGGTATGCTTGAAGTATTTTCTTGCAGTACAAATCTTGTGATACAGAGATATACGGCAAGGGACACTCCGTTTGATGTATATATCCGTTCAAAGGTGAATTCAAGCTGGAGTAAGTGGGTTAAAAAATAGACACAGGAGGTATTTATGAAACAGATTTGGAACAGCATTCAGACTGCATTCATCGCACTTGGAGGAACACTCGGGTGGTTTCTCGGAGGTGCAGACGGCTTTCTGTATGCACTCATTGCATTTGTAGTTATCGACTACATTACAGGAATGATGTGTGCCTTTGCCGACAGAGAGCTTTCGAGCAAGGTTGGTTTTAAAGGCATTTGCAGGAAGGTGATTATCTTTCTGCTTGTGGGAGTGGCGAATCTCCTTGATGTGTACATTATCGGCACGGGCAGTGTGCTGAGAACGGCAGTGATTTTCTTCTATCTCTCAAATGAGGGCTTGTCACTGCTTGAAAACGGAGCACATCTGGGACTTCCCATTCCTGAAAAGATTAAAAATGTGCTTGCACAATTACACCACAGAAGTGAAAAGGAGGACGACTGAATGTCATACACAAACAGCAAATTAGTTAGCTACACAAAAATTTCACCAAACAGAAACATCAATCGCAATCACAAGATTGATACAGTTTCAATCCACTGCGTAGTCGGGCAGTGCTCTGTTGAAACTCTCGGCTCAATCTTTGCATCAAGGGACAAGGAGGCAAGCTCAAACTACGGTATCGGCTATGACGGCCGTATCGGAATGTATGTAGAGGAAAAGGATCGCAGCTGGTGTACTTCGTCTGCATCAAACGATAACCGAGCAATCACCATTGAGGTTGCGTCCGATACCTACCACCCATACAGAGTAAATGATGCTGCGTACAAGTCTTTGATTAAACTGCTTGTTGACATCTGCAAGAGAAACGGCATCAAAAAACTTGTGTGGTCAACAAACAAGTCAGAGAGAATGAATCACCTTAACGGCTGCAATATGACGGTTCACAGGGATTATGCGAACAAGTCCTGCCCGGGTGATTACCTCTACAATCTTCACGGACAGATTGCAAAGGAGGTAAACGCTCAACTTGGCTTAGGCAGTTCAAAATCTGCGGTTTCAAAGAAAACTCTCTATCGTGTACGCAAAAGTTGGAAGGACGCAAAGTCGCAGAAGGGTGCTTTCTATGACCTTTCAAAAGCAAAGAAATGTGCCGACAAAAACAGCGGTTACTCTGTTTTTGATAAAAGCGGAAAGAGTGTGTACACGCCAAAGTCATCGGGCAAAAAGTCAGTTGATACCATTGCAAGAGAAGTAATTCAGGGTAAATGGGGCAACGGCGCCGACCGCAAAAACCGCCTCACCAAAGCCGGCTATAACTACAACACCGTTCAGAAAAGAGTAAACGAGATTTTATCTTAACAGACAATAGAACAGTATTTTAACAAAGCCAAATCCCCATCAAGGAATAAAACTTCCTTGATGGGGATTTTTTGCTTACGAATAAATAATAAAAATAAAATTTTTCAAAAAGCGTCCTTTTAAGCACTCTCCCGTGGCTAACAGACAGAGGGCAACAATGCTCTCGGAAACGGAGGTGCAATATATGAAACACAATCTTCAAATCAGTGTTTCGGACAAACCACAAAGAAACAGTATGGTATCCTGCAAAAACATCACCTTGCGAGAACGATTTTTGCAAATGCTGTTCGGCAGAAAGCAGAAAATCACAGTCCTTGTTCCAAGTGATTCTATTGAGGAACTCGCCATTACCAAGGTTAAAAAAGGAGACGGTTATGAACAAAATAACAGCATTACTTGACGCGATTACCGAGGTAATCAAAAACATTGGCACACTTACAGAAAGTCTGCAGACTGTTTCAAATCTCTTGAATGAGATAAAGAATACTGAGATTTCGAAGAAGTCAACCGTACATACTTCTGAAAGCTCGGTAAAATCAGAAACTGTAAAATCGAAGGTGTATTCCCTTGAAGATGTAAGGAGTGTTCTTGCTAAAAAAAGTCAAAGCGGACTCACTTCTGAGGTTAGAGAAATCATTGTAAAGTATGGTGGAAACAAACTGTCAGAAATTGACCCCTGCCATTACGAAGAAATCATCAAAGATGCGGAGGCACTTCAGAATGAGTAATCATGCTTTCCTCTCCCCTTCAAGTTCTCACAGATGGCTCAATTGCACACCAAGCGCCGTGCTTGAATCAAAGTTTGAGAACAAATCAACCAAAGCATCTGAAGAAGGCACAGTCGCCCATGCGTGGTGCGAGCATAAACTCAAAACCATATTACGCAGAAGAAGTGACGAGCCCATCTCCCATTACACAAACAATGAAATGCAAGAGTACACCGACTTATATGTTGATTTTGTACTTGAACAATTCAATCTTGCAAAACAGAAATGTAAAGATCCTTTGATTCTTATTGAACAAAAGGTTGATTTTTCAGAATATGTACCAAATGGTTTTGGAACAGCCGACTGCATTATTGTTTCTGAAAGCAAAATACATATCATTGATTTCAAATACGGAATGGGAGTATTGGTTGATGCCTTTGATAACCCGCAGATGAAATGTTATGCTCTCGGTGCTTTAAAAATCTTTGACCGCCTATATGACATCAAAGATGTGTCAATGTCAATTTTTCAGCCACGCAGAGATAATGTCAGCACTTGGACTGTTTCTGCTGATGAGCTCAAAGGCTGGGCAGAAAATGTACTAAAGCCAAAAGCAGAATTAGCTGTTAGAGGTGAAGGTGATTACTGTGTCGGTGATTGGTGTACATTCTGCAAAGCATCAGTAAGATGCAGAGCAAGAGCCGAAAACAATCTGAAGCTTGCACAGGAAGAATTCAGACTTCCCCCACTTCTTACTGATTCTGAAATTGAAAACATTTTATCTGTTATCCCCAATCTCACGAAGTGGGCAAATGAAATAATGGCATATGCTACCGAATCAGCTGTCAATCACGGCAAGCATTGGAACGGTTTTAAAATTGTTGAAGGACGGTCTGTACGAAAGTATAAAGATGAAACCACAGTGGCTAAAGCATTGGAAGATGCCGGCTACAAAGACATTTATCGCAAGAGTCTTATCACACTTACAGAAATGCAAAAGCTTTTAGGAAAACAAAATTTTAACGAGATACTTGGAAATCTTATCATTAAACCAAAAGGCAAGCCTACTCTTGTTCCCGAAACTGACAAAAGAGAGGCTATGACAATCACAGATGTTAAAAACGAATTTATAACGGAGGACTAATTATTATGGCTAATTCAAACAGAACAAAAGTTATCACAGGCAAAAACACAAGACTTTCATATTTTCACGGTTGGGAACCTGTTTCAATCAACGGCAGTCCTGAAAGATACAGCGTATCCGTACTTATTCCAAAAGATGATACTGAAACCGTTAATGCGATTAACAACGCTGTAAACACTGCAATTGAAGAAGGTATCGGTAAATTTGGCGGTAAAAAGCCAAACAAAGCATCACTTAAACTTCCTCTTCGTGACGGTGATACCGAGCGTAATGATGAGGCTTATGCAGGTCACTGGTTTATCAATGCAAACAGCAGAACCGCTCCGCAGATTGTTGATAAGGCTGTAAAACCTATTCTTGACAGAGATGAGGTGTACAGCGGTTGTTATGCAAGAGTGTCTCTGAATTTTTACGCATTCAATTCAAATGGCAACAAAGGTATTGCCTGTGGTCTTGGCAACATTCAGAAAATAAAGGACGGCGAACCGCTTGGTGGCAGAAGTTCGGCTACTGATGATTTCAGAACAGAAACAGATGATGATTTCTTATCCTAACATAATACGAGGTAAATGATATGAACGAATTTTATGAACTTGCAAAATTGTTTGATGTAGTTGTTATCTTCTGTTTCTTCTTAGGAATAGGTATGTACGGCATCATAAGCACCGTAACGGATTTAATTTTCCTTATTCACAAGACTTTTAGAAAGCACAGAATAGCGAGAAGGGCTAAGAAAAACAACTTAGATAATTAACAATTTTGGACGGTGGAGAGATACTCTCTGCCGTCCGTTTTTTATATATAAGGAAGTGAAAACATGAAATCAATCAGTATTGACATAGAAACATATTCAAGTGCTAATCTTCAGAAATCCGGTGTTTACCGTTATGCGGAAAGTGATGATTTTGAAATTCTGCTGTTTGGCTATTCTGTTGACGGCAGTGATGTCAAAGTCATTGACTTGTGTATGGGAGAAAAGATACCCGAGGATATTCTTGATGCACTGACCGATACTTCGGTTATCAAATGGGCATTCAACGCACAATTTGAGAGGGTATGCTTATCAAGGTATCTTAAAGATTTAGGTATAGATTTTGACGGCAAATATCTTAACCCGTCATCTTGGCATTGTACTCTTGTCTGGTCGGCAACACTTGGTCTTCCCCTTTCTCTTGAGGGTGTGGGTGCTGTATTAGGCCTTGAAAATCAAAAGCTGTCAGAGGGTAAAAATCTCATACGATATTTTTGTATTCCCTGTTCCCCTACAAAAATCAATAATGGCAGAACAAGAAATATGCCATATCACAATATAGAAAAGTGGAATAATTTCAAAGCATACAATATTCGTGATGTTGAAACTGAGATGAGTATTCAAAAGAAATTATCAAGATTTCCTGTAAGTGATTCAATATGGAACGAATACCACCTTGACCAAAATATAAATGACCGTGGCATTGGTGTAGATATGTTTTTAGTTGAAAACGCAATAGTTATTGATGAAATGGTTAAAAAGTCGCTTGTCAATGATATACAATCCCTTACCAATCTTGATAATCCAAATTCCGTTCAGCAAATGAAAAACTGGCTCTCCGAAAGCGGATTTGAAACCGAAAGTCTTAACAAAACATCAGTTTCAGAAATGCTGAAAACTGCACCGTATCATGTACACAAAGTGTTATCCCTCAGACAGCAACTAACAAAAAGCAGTGTTAAGAAATACACAGCAATGAAAAATGCCGTTTGTAAAGACAGCCGTGCAAGGGGAATGTTTCAGTTTTACGGTGCAAACAGAACAGGTCGATTTTCAGGCAGACTTGTGCAATTACAGAATTTACCGCAAAACCATATGAGTGATTTGGCAGATGCACGAAGTCTTGTAAAATGCGGAAATTATGATGCACTCAGTATTCTTTATGATGATATTCCGGACACACTTTCACAACTTATCCGCACCGCTTTTATTCCACAGCACAGTTGCAAATTCATAGTAGCCGATTTTTCTGCTATTGAGGCAAGGGTTCTTGCGTGGCTTGCAGGTGAGAAATGGAGAAACAAAGTTTTTAGTGAGGGCAAAGATATTTATTGCAGTAGTGCATCACAGATGTTTGGTGTTCCTGTTGAAAAGCATGGAATAAACGGGCATCTGCGACAAAAAGGCAAAATCGCCGAGCTTGCACTCGGATACGGCGGTTCTGTCGGGGCATTGAAAGCTATGGGTGCTATTCAGATGGGACTTTCAGAGGATGAACTTCAACCTCTAGTGTGTGCGTGGAGAAACTCTAATCCGTCAATTACTAAACTCTGGTGGGACATTGATAAATGTGTTAAAGAAACTGTTACCAAAAGGATACCGACTGAAACCAACGGCATATCTTTTACCTACGAAAGCGGATTTCTGTTCATCACTCTCCCCTCCGGCAGAAGACTTGCATATGTTAAGCCGAGAATCGGAATAAATAAATTTGGCGGTGAATCAGTTACCTATGAGGGCATTGGCAGTACGAAGAAATGGGAACGGCTTGAAAGCTACGGCCCTAAGTTCTGTGAAAATATCATTCAAGCCATTGCAAGAGATATATTATTATACGCAATGCAAACACTAAAAAATTACCGCATAATCGCTCATGTTCATGACGAGGTTATTATTGAATGCCAAAAAGATGTTTCCGTAAACACTATCTGCGAACAAATGAGCAGAACTCCGCCTTGGGCAAAAGGTCTTTTACTCCGTGCGGACGGTTATGAATGTCAATTTTATATGAAAGATTAAAAAGCGTCCTTTTTCACCTTCTGCTATGGCTATATGGTAGGAGGTGCTTTTTATGACAGACAATGAGAAAAAGCAAATTGAAAGCTACCGAAAGAACGGTTACGGATACAAACAGATTTCAAATCTCACAAACCTATCCGTTAATACAATAAAATCATACTGTAAAAGGAACAAGCTAATGAGTGCTGATTTGCAAAGCAATGATAATCACACTCTTTATTGCGAACAATGCGGAAAACCGGTTGAGCAAAACGAACACCGCAAACGCAAGAGATTTTGTTCAGACGCTTGCAGAAACAAGTGGTGGAACAATCATCTTGATTTAGTTAACAGAAAAGCAATTTATGAACTAACATGTCCTTATTGTAAAAAATCATTTACAGTTTACGGCAATGCAAAAAGAAAATTTTGCAGTCATAGTTGTTATGTCAAATACAGATACGGAGGAAAACAAAATGGATAAGCCTACATACGCAGAGCGTTACACCCTAACTGTCAAAGAAGCCGGATTATATTTTAACATTGGCATTAAAAGAATGAGAAAACTTGCCGAGGATAATCTCGGAATTTTTTCAGTTTTGAGCGGTAATCGCTATTTGATTATACGAACAAAATTTGAGGAATATCTGTGCAATAATTCTACGATATAGTTTCCTTTTATCTGCTGAAAGTAGTTGCTATTCTGAGAGTTTTACGGCAATATATGAGTACCAAACGAGGAGGTAAAAAATATGGATAAGCCATCATTGCAGGACAAAGATTTTTTGACGGTAATTGAAACAGCCGAATTATTTGGACTCAGCAGAAGAAAAATGTTCCGTCTTACAAGCCAAAGCGGTCTTCCCTTTATGGCTAAATACGGAACACGAAAGTTAATCATCAAAGATGAATTTATAAAATATCTTAATAAATCAGGAATGAAGGGAGAACTCAAAAATGGCGAGCCGAGGACAAAGACGAGATTCAAAGCATAGACTTTTGCACAACGGAGAATCAATAAGGGCAAACGGAAAATATCAATTCAAGTATTTAGTTGACGGCAAGCCAAAATTTGTATACAGCTGGCGACTTGTTCCGACAGATCCACAACCAATAGGCAAACAGCCTTGCCTGTCACTAAGAGAATTAGAAAAGCTGGTCGGTAAAGACGTTGACTCAAGACTTGACATAACCGGCAGAAATATCACCGTCAACGAGTTAATCTCCCGTTATCTCAAAACAAGGACAGGTGTAAGACACAACACACTTTCAAATTACAACTTTGTGCAAAACATTATGAGCAAAGAGGAATTTGGAAGTCGCAAAATCGGTGAAATCAAAACTTCTGATGCAAAGCTGTTTCTCATTAAATTACAGGAAGACGGAAGAGGCTCGAGTACAATAAAAACGGTGCGAGGTGTTTTAAGACCGGCATTTCAAATGGCAGTTGATGATGATATTCTAATGAAGAACCCTTTCGGTTTCCAATTACTCGGCATTATCATAAACACTGAACACACTCGACAGGCTCTGACAAAAGAGCAAATGAACAAGTTTTTGAAATTTGTTCGTTACGATAATGTTTACTACAAATACTATGATGTCTTCTACATTCTATTTCATACAGGCTTGAGAATTTCAGAATTTTGTGGGTTGACGATAAATGACCTTGATATGAACAACAGAATCATCAATATTGACCACCAGTTGCAGAGAACCTCAAAAATGGAGTATGTGATTGAATCAACAAAAACAAATGCCGGCACAAGAAAACTACCTATGACGGAAGATGTTTATCAGGCCTTCAAAAGAATACTTGAAAACAGACCCACAAATCTTCCTGAAATTATGGTTGCAGGACATTGCGGTTTTCTGTTCAGAGATTCAAAAGGAATGCCAGAAGTAGCAATGCATTGGGAGCATAGGTTTAATCACTCGGTCAAGAGATACAACGATATTTTCAGAGAGCAACTGCCTAATATCACTCCTCACATTTGCCGACATACCTACTGTTCAAATATGGCAAAGGCAAGAATGAATCCGAAAACATTGCAGTACCTTATGGGACATTCCGATATCGGTGTCACGATGAACACATATACCCATCTTGGACTTGATGATGCCAAGGACGAAATGATAAGGCTCGAAGAACTGGAACAAGCAAGAAAAGAAGTTGAAAAAACTCTCGGCACACAACCACTAAAACAGAATATGTTTAAGACGGTGTAAATTGTGCTGATTCATTGATATGATAATTATTTTGTACTATCATATTGTTGTATAAAGCTATATTTTCCGACATAGCAAAGCCTCCTATGAAAGTTTTTAACAACTACCATAGGAGGCTTATTTGTGGAGTAATTTTAAAGACTATTAGGTGTAGTTTTACTTCTTATTGTTTTTTCTACGCTTAAATACAAGGAATGTAAAAATTACAATTGCTGTAATTACCGCAACGCCTGCCACTATTCCAATTATAATCCATAATCTATAATTGCCTATAGCAAGGTGATGCACTTCTTTGATCACAGTATTATTACCTGCTCTGTCAAACAATGAAAGACCTACCGTATGACTGCCTTCATTTAAAATCAACTTGATCTGATTTTTCGATTTTGAATAGTGCAGACCCGGAACATCATTATTTTTGACATCACTTACTTTGTATGTTTTGCCATCTACATACGCTACTGTCTTTTCTTCATCAAGCACTTCACTTATATCATTAAATGAAATAGTTTGATTTCCTGAACCACTAAACCATCCCCAATCTGAGAAGTTTTCCGGAACAGTACAGGTTGGTTTAGTATTATCAATATACATCTCACCAAGATCTAAAATATTCTCGCCATTAACAACTCTCAAGTATAAACTTGTATCCGCATCAGCGGTATAGTTGTTGGCAAAATAACTACCTGGTAATGTATATCGGTAAACACTCGTGCCATACATTTCTTTATCAAAAAGACTCTTTGAATCAGATGTTATATTTGTATCCGTTGATTCATTAGTGTCCTTATCGACCAAACACACGCTGTTTTTTTGAGAATTGCTTGAAAAAACAACTATGCTCAAATCAGAAAAACTACTTGGTTGTTTACTTATAGGACCGTTTTCATCTTCAAAAGAATACCAACCCGTTTTATTTTTGCTATCGCTGTTTTCAATATAAGCAAGAACATCTGTATTTACCATTCGTGTATATGTATTTTCATTAAGTACACTTGGGTTTCCTGCTTTATCATAAGCAATCATTTTTACTGAATAGACTCCGTCTTTGTCAAAGTCCTGCAACTTGTAAATCATATGCGTAGCATCGGAATTATCGACAAATTCTCGAATAGTGTCTTTTGATTCCTCATATTTTATAGTGCCGATTTCTTTTTTATTAGTATAGCTAGGTACATATTTTTTCAAACTATACTCAATTCTGTCGATATTGGTATCCATAAATACAATATTTGGATTTTCATCTTTTCTGCGATTAAAATCATAAATATCACTAAACTTAGTACTACCAGATTCTACCATATCATTATTTCTTTCATACACAATAGGTGCAGTAAAATCAACTTCAAATATCGCCGTATGTGATGAAGAATTCGCATCAAAAACGCCCTTATTATTAGCGCGATCGACAGGATTCATATCAATTTTATATACACCATCTTCTGTAAAAGGAATAGTTATGGAATGATTATCACCTAATTTATTCCAAGAGGCCATTAACGGATATTCAGACCAACCACTATCTTCATGACTGCTTCCAGGTTCCTTATAGTAAACTTTAAGCTGCATATCTTCTTCAACAAAATTAGTTTCTACTACATTGATTGTTGCTGTTGCCTTATCTTTTTCCTTTATGTTAAAAAATACATTTTTATCATCAAAGGATCCGAAATCAGCAAAGTTGTCACTAATTGAAGGGTTTGTTCTGTCAATTACAAATTCAGGTTCACTAAAGGAATCACCCCTATTACCTGCCATATCAGCATATCTAATTGAAAATTCATACCTATTATCTTCAGAAAGTGTAAATGTACCAATGTGTGTTTGATTATCTGAAGTTACTGAGGGCAAATTATCTTGTCCCCAATCTATAGTTTGAACATTGCCGTTTACATTAACTTCCACATCTTTAGGATTAAAATTTCGTTCAGTAATTGTAACAGTTACAGTCTGTGCTGTATTATAGTAATTTCCATTAGAAGAATTCACATTACTTTTGACTGCAGTAATTTTGGGAACGGTAGTGTCTATACTGTATTTAACCTTTTTTACCTCTAAATTACCGGCATTGTCAGTTAATTTAACTGTTACTTCATTACCGTTTGTATTACTCTCAACTACTAAATTAAAATCAATAGATGTCAAAAGATTATGATCTGTCTTGATTGATTTATTGTTAATTACAATATCAGAAGAATTGCTAATATATTTACCGTCAGAATCAACTGAAATAATGCCGTTCTTATTATCATTAGAAACAGACCATTCAATTTTTGAAATACCTGAGTGAGTATCACTAACACTAACAACCAATGGAATACTGGTTTTATAAAGAGGCACACCATTTGCATCTTCTTTATCAGTATCATTAGTTGCCTTAATATCAATAGAAGATACTGATTTATGTAATGAATCGTCCTCAATCACGCTACCATCTGCACTAATCAGACCTGTTGTATGTTCAACATTATCTGTAACTTTGGCGGCTACAGTACCTTTAAAATTATTTGGAATAAGGATTTCAGCATATGTTCCTGTTGAATCGGTTTTTAGTGATGTTCCATCTGTAATTTCCGTTTTACTTGTGCCGTTTTTATCATTACTATTAAGATAAATTTCAACATTTTTTATTCCGGATGAAACTCCAGGGTCATTAACATATACTTTCAATGGTGTGGCTTTTTTAAAGAAATACCCATAATAATGTTTATAAAAAGGTTTATTATCATCCTGATTTCCAAATTTAAACATAGTAATCTCAGGATTATTTTTATCAATGTTGAATTCTATTACATCCGAATTTAAATTTTGAGCATTGTCGGTAGTATCAGCTGTAATTTTGTACAATCCCTCTTTATTTATATCATAGATATATTTTGCTTCTTGTTTATTAAATGACTCCTTGCCGAAATCAATATTATTAAATTGTGTTTCCGTATGATTAGAAAACGCTTCTGAATTGTTGAGGACATCTGTTTTGACACTCTCAAGACCTGAATTGTACTTATTCTCAGAAGCTATATCACTTGCTGCCACCTGATATTTTATATCGTTACCATACCATACTTTGCCGTTAATTATGTATTTCTCATAGTCTGTTAAAACATCAACCTTAATTTCAGGCGGGTTATTTTCAAGCATTAAATTAATTCCGCTTTCGTTGTTAAGTTCGCCATCCTGTTTTAACGTTTTTATACTTTCAGTAGAAAAATAATAAATATTCGTATTACCAATTTGGTCAGTTACTGTAAAATATGGGGTGTCTGAATAATTAGGGGTTATAACAAATGTATATGTATTGCCAATTACTGATTTAGGTTTATAGATATCGCCCCAATTAAGAGTAACATCCTTAACTTTTGAAGAAAAAGAATTTTCGCTTTTACCATCATCAGTAACTTTTATTGAAATATTAATCTCTTTATTGCCAAATATACCAAATGACAAATAATTAAGAACAGACGATTCCACTGTATATTTCGATTCGCTTATTGATGGTGCTTCATTATCAACATAGAATACACCGTTATTAGAATTAAAATTAGTATTTTCTTCGTCTATGGTTGCCTCGTTACCTGCAATATCCTTTGCTTCAACACATATACGATAAGTACCGCTTTCTAAATCGCCAACATCTAAGTCTGCTTCTGTAGATAATACCGGTTCACTTTGATTCGTAAGATTTTTCTTAAGTTTTTTATTTTTCACTTCGTTTTCAGTACCATCTTCATTAATCTTCTTGATACAAATATCGTAAAAAGCTAAACCGAACTTATTATCATTTTCTTGGTCTGAAATGGTAAAATGAAGGTTATTTTTGCCTATTCTGTCATCTTGCAAGCCAAAATAAAGACCTTTTTCACTCTGATTATTTTCGTCATTTTGACTAAGGTCAGTTTTATAATTTCCTGTAGCTGTTATTGAATACGAAGGAGCATCATTTTCTAATACAAGTGTAGCACCACTACTATCATCTGCATTAATTTCATCTAAAAATTCATCTGGTAGATTTTCACTATAATCATTTATAGTTTTAAAGTTATATTTTCTTTCATTTCCCAAGAAATCTTTTATTGTAATGTATGGTGTTCCCTTTCCGGAACTATCGAGACAAAATGTGTATGTATTTTCATCTACTGTTGCATCATAAGATTTATTATTCCAATAGAGCTTAACTTCATTTGGGTCAACACCGCAACCTTTATCATTAACATTAATTGAAATTTCCACACGAGGTACACCAAAGATTCCAAAAGTAACATAGTTAAGTAAGCCATTCTTAACTTCGTACTTCATTTCAACAATATTAGGTGCAGTAGTATCAACATAGTAGACTTTACTAAAAGTTTTTTTATTTCCGCTAAGGTCAGTAACAGTTACATTAATCTCATACTTACCATCTTTAGTAAACACCAATTCTTCGGTTGTTTCCTCCGTTGACGGAAGAATATGACTACCATCTTTTTTAACAATATTTTCTTTCTCTGCTTTGGTATCAATTTTGGCATCATCATTTTCTTTTACAGTAATAATATAGCTTGCAATGCCTATATCATCACTTAAATTAAATTTGATGTGTAACTTAGAAAAATAATATTCATCCTTTTCAGTTATAACCGGCGTTTCAGTTATAACCGGTGTGATATTAAAATCCCCGCTGTCAAAAGAATCATAGAAAAAGGTTTTAATTTTTCCATTCTCCTCAAGAATAAGGGTATCACTTTGATGGTTTACTTTATCAGAAGCTGTTACTGATATTGATTGTATAGCAAAATCGGTTAATTCAGTTAATTGTTTTTCATTTTTTAACCGGCTATATAATTCATCAAATGAAATATAATACCAATATTCTTCTTTTTTTATACCAGCCGGTGGAGTAAGTTTATTGTTTTCAACATTTAATTCATATTGATTATTATTTATCTTAATACTAAGTTTTACATTTTTAAGATTCTTTTCAATAATATTGAGTTTTAAATACGATTTATTACCAATATAAGTATATTCACTCTTTTCTTCTTCACCGTCATCATTAGTTTTTACATAAAACTCCCTGCTTTCAAGCTTTGTTTCTGTTTCATCAGAAATATTTACAACCTGAAAACCATTTATTTTGGGAATATCAGCATCGTCAATCTTTCCAGATGATACAGTTGTTTTATTTCCTAAATTGTCGCTTAACTCAATTTTAATACTGTGACTCTGCATTTCTGAATTTAAAGGAATTTTAAAATTAACTTTTTTATCCCCATCAAGCTCAATCTTCTCTACATAGACACCCTCGCTGTTATTATCTATAAAATAATGAATATCTTGAACACCTGAAAGATCAGTTATATCTTCGTCGGCAACAAGACAATAATCATTACCTATTTTTGTTTCTTTAATTTTAAAAGCTGAAGGGCTCTCAGTATCATACATAAAATGCACAGCTTCAACACTGTCATTGACAGGATTTGATTCACCAGGATATTTTGCCCAAAACTTTATATAATAAGAGCCTTGAGGCAAATTTTCCGATTCATCCCCATCCCACACACACGCATCAGAATCTGTATAATTACCCCAATCGTCAAGCTTATCCGTACTTGTCTTATAATATATTTCAGTACTGACAGGAGCAGTAATCTTAAGTTTATTTATATCATTAGTCCATTTATTTTCGTCATCCACCTTAACATTAAGTTCAGGTACAGAGAAATCATTAATTTCATCATCATCTAAAACTGATGATGATTGATTTCTTTCTGCTGCCAAAACCGTGCCTATGTTCATCAACATTGAACATATAACAATTACAATTGACAAAAATAATGCCGTAGATTTCTTTAATACACTCATTTTCTTTTACCTCTCTTTACTATAAAAGCATAATTATTGCCGTTGAAAACTGAATGAAGATAACTCAATAGTAATGCTAACGCAAGCATCATTATCGAAAATACATTATGCTGTCCTAATATTGCACTAAACAATAAGAATAAAACTATACTTAGTAGCCATACAATGTCACAAATAGTTGCATTCTTATTTTTCATAAAGCAAAAGATTCCGGGATATTTATGTATTTTATATTTTTCATTTTTTCTATATTTCCCTATTAAAAAAGTAAAAATTAATCCTATAATTAAACCACCCCAAAAAATTGTACTTATAATCAGTGGCTTTAAAGATTCTTTAATATTGTCTGCTAAAATAAGCATAACAGATACTGAAGACAACGCAAAACAAGCAATACTTATTGCTAAAAATATTTTATATACTTTTGTAGTCAATAAAAATCTCCTCCAAACCAATATGTATTCCTATTTATTATCCAAAGTTTTAGATAGAGCATTAAACGAAGTTCCCTTATTATATGAAACATTTACTATTCCTTTGCCTCCGGGGCGTCTGTATTTTCTAAGACTTAAAAAAACTCCGTAAAAAGCCGCACCTACCTGAACTGACAAAACTATCACAGCAAGAGTAATAAAGATGGGAGAATTATATCTAATATTCATTGAAACAATGATATCTTCTAATTTACCAATTGCAAACAAAAATATAATAGCAAGAGTCATTATCGAACCTGCAATCACAAAAGTAATATAAGCAGGTTTTCTTATGTATTTTCTAATCTTACTAAATTCCTCGTTTTTCCATCCCACTTTGATTCTATTAATTAGATTCATTACTCAACACTCCATTCACATTTCCAAAAGCACTTATATTATTAAGTGTTTGTTTAATTGTATTTTTTAATTCAGATAGTTTCATATCAGTTTCATATTCTGTCAATAATGTGTAATTTGAATCCGATTTAAGTTCTTGCTCGGCAATACTGTTTATTTGTTCATCATGATTTAAATCCTGTGCTAATCTACTGACCAGTCTGTTTAAGTTTTTATTATCAGTATTATCGACAAGCATATTATAACATTCCAACAAGTTTTGCCTTTTCTGTGCATTATAAATTTGAACAGCTATTTTATATCCGTCGCTACTACAATTTGGAAGCCCTGTAACTGTATTTTCAATACAAGAGCTCAACTCCTTTTGGTCAACTGACAATAACATCTGATCTACAGAATCATTTATAAATTTGGTATTATTCATTTGTGTAAGTAAATTAACCAAAACAACAGTTTCCGAATAATTTAGCGTATCGCCTTCCTTACTCAAAAATTCAAATACTTTGTTATAAATATTTTGTTTTTCCGATTCAATTGAAGATTTCATCTGTTCAGCAGCAGCATTTTCAAGCCACTCAATCTTGGTTGGGTTGTAATTTTCAATAATATTATCCATTTTACGCTCTGCAAAATAACTGCCTGTCATCTTTAAAAATCCACAAACAAGCAGAATAACGCAAAGCAAACCTGCCATAACACCAACTACACCAAATGAATTTCTAACCTTTATATTTTCTGATTTCATTATAGATGGAGCAGATTCTTTTGCGTTTATAATATCATCATGCAGAGTTTTATAATCATGGTAATACAATGGGCTCTCAAGAAAACCTTTTTCTCTTCTGCGGGTACATTTCTTAATTATATTTTCTAATTTTTCATGATAATGAGCAGATGTTAATGATAAATCTCTATCACAATAAGCATCATCATTCATAATATTATGTCGGTAATAATCGTAAGAACCTCCTAAACTTTTATCTTTAGCAAATTCCGTATTACCTGTATATAACTCAAATACATTCAAGCATTCCCAAAAAGTAGCTCCAAAAGAAAAAATATCACTTTCTATACTCATTCTGCCCTTTTCAAAATTATCATCATTAAAAGGAAACACAGAACCGTTTGATGCATTCACATAACATTCAGGAGCAGCATATCCCAATGTACCATACTGATACATACGGGTTATACTTTGCTCTTTATTATAATCAGCTTCGCCAAGATTACTTTTGACCGACTTTGTTTCTATATCAATATGTTCAGAACGACCAAAATCAATTAAAACAAGTTCCTTGCCATAACGCGTAACCATAATATTATCCGGTTTAATATCAAGGTGTAAAATATGCTTTTGATCCGTAATATATTCCAAGATATCACAAAGATTTAACATAAAGTCAAACATATCACTTTGATAACGAATCAATTCTTCGTAATCGTTGCTGTAACTTTTGAGCATTCTAAGCTTCTTGTCATTTGAAAACTGATGAAAAGAAATTTTCTTTTTTAAATTATTACCAACATCAACTGTTTCAGTAAGTTTCCAATAATAATCTCGACAGTATTCTTCAAGCGACCAACCGTCAACATACTCTTCAACAACACAAAAAAACTTTTCACGGTTAATAGAAATAGACTTCCTGCCTTCTTCGACATGTGTATCCGTTAGTGAAAAATCGCCTAAGTCTTCTATGACATCGAAAATTCTAACAACCGAACGGCAATCCTGGAGTTCATCAAAAATTTTTAAATCATGTGTTCTAAATCGGTCATACACATTAACAACCCTACTTACACCACCCTCAGCTCCAATCAGGAGGGATTTATACTTAAATTTAAGCACACAAGACAACACTATATCTCCGGAATGTGAAATTTTAAGTCCTTTGTAAACAATACTTTCAGTACCTGTAGCAATATAACCATCAGATGACAGCCCGTATGATGTATCTATTATGTAATTAAATTCAGAACCTTTAATAATACCTTTAGTCATCATTTTCTTCCTCATTAAATTCCATTATTACTTTGTTAAATATAGTATCAGGGTCATTTGAATTTAATTTTTTAAGAAAGACATTATTTGATGTTGAATTCGTTTGGTTACAGGCAAACTGAGCATCTGTAAGATCAACCATTTTACTCCTCCGTTCCGGAATTAGGATTTCTATTAAATTCTCCCAATTCATCATCGACCTGACTATATGAATCTCTAATATCTTTTACGGCACTTTCATTTATTGCTTTAAGAACATCTTCAACACTGCCGATTTTTTCTAAAATATGAGCTGTTTCAGTACTATAAGCATCTGCTCCTACACCTTTCCATGAGGCAAGTAATTCCTTATTTATCCTGTTAAACTCGTTTTTTATAGTGGCAAATTCTGTAATAACCTCAGCACTTTGCTTTTCAAAATTTGCAATTTTCGTAGTATCTGCTGAAACAAATTTACCGCTTGAATTATTGTCAGACATAATAATCTCCTTACTCAATTTTTATAAACTTTGCTTTTTTTAATAAATCAGCTTCGACATTATAGAAATAGCCGTCACCAATTTCACATTTTGCATATTCTTCTTTTAGATTCTTTTGATCCATATCACCAAATACAGTTTTAGATCCACGCTCGCTTGCAAATTCTGCGATATTGTCAAGCAGGAAAACTGTTTTTAAGGTACTGTTAAACAATGCATTTACCTCTGCATCTGTTATTTTCTTTACATCTGTAAAAATAAAAATATAATCATTTTCATCTGCAACGTCTATTAATTCCTGCAAAAAATAATGTATAAAATCAGAATTCATCTTTGTATTAAGATAAATTGATTTACTTTGTATTACAAACACAGTTGGTGTTCCGTCTGCTTTATCTGCACCTCTAGGTAAATCCTCTACCGTAAAATCAATATCATCAATTCCATAAATCTGATAAAGTAAATCATTATCATAATCGTTGTACAGACTCATATATTTTTCATGCAATATTTTATAAAACTGTTGCATAGGCGAAAGCTTTCTCTTTTTCATTCTGCCATTAACAAAGTTTATAGAAATTTGCTCATACTCAGAAATATAATCACAGTCAAATGTTTCAGAAAACTCATCATAAAAAACTTTTAATTGCTTTCTGCCGTCATCAAAAAAGACAAACCTTGAATTTTTCTTATTGTTTTTCAGATTTTGCAACAACAATCTAAGAAGATTTGTTTTACCAAATTCTTTTTTACCATAAATTGCAACCACTCTTGAATCTAAAAAATCAACATTTATTGGCTTAAACTCTACATAGTCCAACCCAACTTCAACATTATCAGATGACAAAACCCTATCTGTAGCATCCGGAGGTTGTCTTAAATTAACAAAATCCTCAAAAAGAAGTTCCTGTGGAAATGTTTTGTATTTTTGAACCTGTTTTCTATATTCAAATGAAGATTCATCATAAGCAAATTTTTCTTTTAACTTTCTCATAAAAACTGAATCTTCATCATTTATGTCAGAACACTTTAATATCTGAACTTCATAAGGTGCATTTAGATTAAAAGTACCTATAATATCATCAGGTCTTTCAGTTACATTCGCATATCCTCTTCCTTGTATGTTGCCAAGGCTTTCAACTTTAGAACCAAATATTTCTGAACATTTATCAGGAGCAAAATTTAATGCTATTTTCTGTTCAAATGAAAGCAAATAGTTTGAAATTCCTTTCGTATCTGAAGCAGTAAAAACTACCGAAATACCACGAGATCTACCATCACGACAAATTCTGCCAAATTTCTCGTGATATGCAGAATATCTGTTTTCACCGATAAAAGCATTTAAATTATCAATAATAAATGTTGTATGTGGTAAATTATCTTTTCTTCCGACACTAAAATTATAGCTTCCAAGATTTTTAATGTTTTTCTTTAAAATTGATTCTAGAATAACAAAAACTCGCTTTACATATTCTTCACTGGTATTATCAAAATAAGCTGAAACCAATGGCATATCTTTGTAATCTCTTAATGCTCCTCCAAAATCAAGAATAAATATCTGCTCATTATATATATTGCTTCTTTTATGAAGGCAGTTGATTAACAGCTTTAAAAAATTGGTTTTACCTGACATAGCCGAACCAAAAACTGCAATATTTGAATTAACGAGATCAACTTTAAAATTCGATTGTTTTTGCTTATTTGGTATATCATATCTGCCCAATGAGCACATTTCAAATCCCTTATTCAAAGTCTATCACACCTCATTCCATTCATTAAATTCATCGTTGTCATCCGAAAGTAAAACAGGTAATGGTTCAAGAAATATCTTTTCCGGTACATCGTATTTATTCACGCCATTCGATGTCTTTTGACTTGTTATTTCAATGATTTTCTCAACAACATACTCTAATTGCGTAATACCAAAGCTAAGTTTTTTATTTTTTGCTTTAAGCACTTCGTTATGTTTTGCTGAATCATAAAAGTCACTAATAAATTCACCTGTATTTGTTACATAAGTCATCTTTGTAGCCGGTTTTATGTCTGTATTTTTATTTGCACCCGTATAAGCAGACTGGAAATACTCATATCTGCTGCCTGTTCCAACTAAAATATATGCCCTACCATGTCCGGGCATAGTTGCCGCCGCTGCATCTGTAGTACCCAACATTTCTTTTGATGCCTGCTTAGTTGCTACTTTTAGACATATCTTTGATTTTGTATTTACACGAATATCATCATTTATAGCACCCTCAATGTTCTGTGACACCAATATAATATGTAATCCAAGTGTTCTGCCAATTCGTGCAATAGTAGTAATTTCGGCAATAAAATCTATATCATTAGATTCACTTGAAAATCTTTTCAATTCGGTAAATTCATCGACAACCAGTATAAGATGTGAAAGTGGTTTTAGTTTGCTTATGTCACCTTCAATATATCTGATTTGCTTTTCTTTTTTACCATCACGAATTTCTTGTATCAATTCTTCATACTTTGCTCTTTCGTTTGGATTGGATTTCAATTCATGAATTTTCTTTATTTTTCTATAAGTACGGATATATGCGTCCGCATTATCAACATCAAGATCTGAAAGTATTATTTGACGATTTTTCACTTCAGCATTAAGCGATTCCAAAAATCGTTTAAGCATATACACTGCAGAAATTCCTTGGCTTTCGCCTGCAGTATTCGTAACCGTGCCCACACAATGAGGTAATTTACCCAAGCGTTCAGAAAATCCTCCACCCTTCATATCAACAAGCATTAGATTGAGATCGGATGGAGAATACTTTACACAAAGTCCGATAAGATATGTAATTATTGTTTCAGATTTACCGGAACCTGTCGTACCGGCGACAAGCATATGTGGACCATCAGCATTTTCATGAAGATCAAGATAAGTTATCCCATGTTCATTTTTACCGACAGCAACCTTCATATTACGAGTAACATCATTATTTTGAACATCAGACCAGTTTTTACATATTATATTTGTTAATTCATCTGTCTGTATTTGCTCATTATTTAATTTATAAATATCTTCAAATAATTCAAAAAGAGTTACTAATGAAGGAACTTTACCGTTTTCAGCTATTCTAGTATAGTAAATAGAACTTAATCGTCTGAAAGCAATGTCAAATTCTGATTTTGGATGTTCCTTTGTTCCGTTATTAAATATGTAATCATTTGTAAAATTTGTATATTCAATTATGTCATCCGTTGTGGTTGATGAATCTTTACCACGAGCTAATTTACTAAGAGTTTCGTGGCTTAAAAGATTATACCTGTTGCTTATACGATGAATAGTTTCATCAAGTTCAACAATACTGCCACAATATTTTGGCAGCATACCTTTTTCTTTTTGAATAAACACAAATGTTAAGCCTAAAGAATTTTCATAGTTTTCTCCTTCTTTAGGTGCTTCAGGAATATATTTTGAAAAAGCTTTTTCCTTAATATCATAATCATCTAACACAAAACAAATAATCTGTGTTACTTTTTCAGACAAAGAATTACTGTCCGGCTCATCTGAACTATTGGATTTTACTCGTTCCGAAATTATACTTTGTAACTGGCTATACACTTCGCCTGCACTTTTTTCATCGAACACAAATTGAGATAAACCATCAAATAATTCATTAGCGTGCGGAAGAAACATATAGTCGTTTATTATGTCACTCTGTTTCTCGATATCTTTTTCTTTATTAAAAAAGAATACCAACTGAACATCCTCGGGAGAATGGTAAAAAGAAAGTTCAAAAGCTAAATGTCTGATGAAATTCAACGACACATCATCATTTTTAGAAATTACGCCCAATGTACCGATATTTTTGAGATCGACAAGTAAAGGTGGTTTTTCTGCTTTTGCCGATGAATCTCTTAAAAATTTAAATCCTGTAATTTCTTTTTCTCCATTTTCTCCTATAGTTTCCTGTGTGGTTGAAAATATATAAGGTAACTCTGTAAGGAGAAATTGATTTTTCATTTCTTCTGTTGTTTGTTGATATCCTTTTTTATTTTTATGTTTCGGTGGTATTTCGATTGTAATATAGGGACACTCATCTTTACCTTTCTTGGGCGGATGGAGCTTATAACGCACATCATAAAATATGTCATCTTTTTGCTCTGTTTTAATTTGAAATGATGGCTTTATTTCATCCGATTCACCAAGCGTTACTCTCATAAAGTCATTGTCATTTTGTGAACGTGCAAAAATTGCAGTAGAAATCTCACCTGTTTGATTAAATAATGTACACATTCTGGGATAAGCTTTATTCAGATAAACAATTTCATCCTTTTGCCATTTTACAATTTTCTTTTTAATTATAGTTTCATTAATATAATTTTCATATTTTTCTTTCCATTCACTAACAGACTGTTTATAATCTTTTGATTGTTTTCTTCGATTATAAATAGAAGTCACCGCTGACATAAACGGCATTGCAATAGTCATTGCCAACATAGAATCATTAAGCCCTGAATTGCTTGAAAACTGACTGATAAAAAAGCGTATGCCAACCATTCCTAAACCGGTAATTAATGGCGGAGCAATAGTATCTAATAAACTACCCTTAGCCTTTGTAGGCATGTCACCTGCCGGAAGAATATCTATTACTGTAGGTTCAATTACATTAAGCCTTCTGGTACTTATGTTATATTCCAAAGTATTATTATCACGGAGTATATATGTTTTCTCTCTGTCGCCCTTATCAAACAGCTGTGGTACATTTGTAACCATATCATTATCAGTAATAAAAAACTCACTTGATGTAACAATTCCAAGGCTACTCAATGACAAATCGTAATTGTTTTTGACCTTCTTTTGTTGATCAAGTACATCCATTGATTGTTCTGTAATATCGACTTTAGAGTATTCCCCCATGATAGTGTAAAGAATCAACAACTCACAATGAGTTTTGATATATTGTTCAAATGCCTGAAAACAATCCTGTATGCTAAGAGTTGTATCGGCGTCTATACTTTCATCCGGATTAAAATTTTTAAGACCGTAATATACGCCTTGAATAAATTCTTTTAAAGTAATATCTTTTACTACAAGAAAAGACAATGTTCGCACTCTATTTTTTATATTAAATTTTACAGAAACTAAAATTTCATTGTTTTTCATATCATTTACCCTATGCCCTGTGAATAGAATTTTTATATTCAAAATTTATTTTAGGCGGATTAACTACTACACCATGCGAAAGTTCTATTTTTGGCTCACTAATACTAAAACTTATTGTAGGTGAGTCAATACTTTTAACCTTAACTTGATTTAATTTTTCAGAAGTGGTACATTTTCCAACAATTTTCGCTGTTTTTGGTATAACTACACTACTTAATATAACTTTTGACATTTCAGGCTTTTCAAATTCATTAACATTATTCTCAATATAAGTAGTTTTTGGCTTAGTTATATTAACCGGTTTTAATTTATAATTTTCAACTTTAGATGTAGGTATAATTACCTCCGACGAATTTATCTCAATATTAATAGGTTTTCTATTTAAAGATACTTTGGGAAAGTTTATCCCACTTTTTGGTAAATCAGTCATCTTATAAGTTTTAATACTTTTTTTAGTAAGATAAGATTTACTAACATGGATATATGGTAATACTTGTAATTTCATTGGAACAAAATCAGTGTTAATTTCATCCGGTACATTTGTAACAACCAAAGGTAATTTCTTAGTTATATTATTTTGAATTTTTACTGATGGTATCTGTGCCGTTGCTACGGAAACACCATTTGTTTTAATTAACTCTAATTTACCAATCTGAACATTTTTCAAAGATGGAGTAGCTACATAAGATTTTTTTAAATTCAACTGTACATCTGAAAATTCACAGTTTATGTTCTTTGGATTAATGCTAACTACTTTATTGGGCATTGAAACATAAAATCTATTGATTTTTTTATTAGTAAATTTTAATCCGACATTTGGTATATCAGGTAATGTAACACTATGCTTGTTTACAAAATCAACTTTTTTATATTTGGAAAGTGTTTTATTCACACAATTAGTTGCATTTAAAATATTACTGCTAAACTCAGAAATATCAGTTTCAAATACTCCAAACCTCTTGTTATAATTTTGAGGAATCAAAAAGTTTTTCATATATCTTTTTTTGATTTTGAAACGTGGTACTTTCACTTTTCTCTGTCTTTCAAGACGGTTGACAAAAGCTTCACGTTCTTGATATTCAGCATACAACTGTTCGTAATTTTTTCTTTCTGCTGAAGTTAATTTCTGAATTTCGTCCTGCGATAAAATTTTAAATGCCACCAAAATCACATCCCTTACATAACAAATGCGGCTCTATTTGTAATTTAACAAACAGAGCCACATATAAGCCGAATACTCAGCCCTGTCCGCCGCCTCTAATACTTTCAGCAATCTGTGCGTCAACTTTTTCAAAATTGTCACGATTTCCTTCGAGAAGACTTGACATTCCTTTAATCATTGCCGGAAGACCTGCTTCCAAACTTGTTACAAATTCTTTATAACTTTTATCAAAAAGCTCAATCAAAGCATCTTTGGAATCGCCTTCCATTTCGGCGATAGCTGCCTTAAAAGCTGTTTCAAATTCAGTTCCTGCGTTAGCATATTTAGTAGCCAAATTATCAATATTTGTTACCGATGAGGCTACATTCTGATTAACAATTCTACAATCTGCCATAATATAATACCTCCGTTAAATATAATTACTTAACCCTGTGCACTGCCAGAGTTCTGGTTACCCTGACCAAGCTGATCATCAACACCCTGATCATCACCGGGAATTTGCATTTTTATTGTGTTACAAATTTCTTTGAGTGAGTCAAGCATTTTTGTAAGATTATCAGTAACATTTGGAAGAATACTTGTATCGTAAAAAGCCTTAAAACCATTAGCTGCTGCACCCGAAAAACTGCTTGGAATAAGTCCGTCAATTTCAGATTGAAGCTCACTGTTAATTCCTGTTACCTGACTCTGATAATCGTCCACTGCTTTAATAGCAGCATCCATCATTGCCTTTGTGATGTTAACCGTACCGGTTGAACCCATATTTGCCATAAATATTTACCTCCTAAAATAAATGACTTAAATTTTCAAAACCTGTAAATACATCCTTGTAATAACCATTACCAATAACTGTATCGAGTGTATCGGATATATGGTTAACTACAAGTGACATATTTTCTATTGGTTTTAATAAAACATTTTTAGCCTCAAGCTGAGCCTCATGCCCTGCTTCGGTATCCATTGCTCCTGCAAGTTCCTCATACATAGTACTGAGTTTTTCTTTTAATTTATTGGTGCGTTCTTTTAATGCACGCATATCTTGTGCAGCAGTATTGAATTTTTCTTCATCAACCACAAGGTCTTTGGATAAATATGTAGCCACTATGCTTCACCTCCACTTTGCGCAGTTTTTATCTGCTCTAAGATTGGTTTACGCATTTCATCGGACAATAAGTCTGCAAGCTTTTCAGCTTCTTCAAATTCTCCGAGATCTATATGACATTGTATGCGGAATGTAAGTACTAAGAGGTCCGTAGGATCTTTAATCATTTCGTTTCTTAAGTATGTAAGAAAATCTCTGTATTCTTCATCAGCCTTAGGATAGCCTTCATCCTTTAACGCTTTAATAAGGCTGTATTTACCGATATATTTACTCTGAGGATCAGAACTGTTAGCGAGTTTTGATGCATACACTTTAATGTGTTCATTATCTTTAACAATTGTATAAGCTGCCACATATAAACGATAAATATGTTCTGTTTTTTCCTGAGAATAAACAGGATTCACATCGACATCTAACTTGCTATAATCAGATTCATGATTTTGAGCTATCGGTGTCATATTTTTTTCAAGATCCGGTGAGTTACGCCTTGCCTTTGTCGCCATTTCTCTGCCATATCTTTCAATTTTCTGTTCACCATACTTGCGTCTTACAGTTTCAACAGCAATATCAATTTCTCGTTGACCCGGTTTTACTACAGGTTTTGTTTCTAACTCAGTCAACTGTTTTACTGAAAACCCTTCATTAAATGAATTGATTGGATTTTCAGCCGCATTGATACACTTCAATGCCATATTTGAATTTTCGAGTTGAATATATATTTCAGCTGCATTGATATAACTGTCAACAATACTATTGACTTCCGGCTCAACCACACATAATCCTTCAAAAATTTTATCTATTGCCAAATAAAGATGTTCCTTATCACCGTCAAGTTCATAACGAGCGTTTTCATAAGCAACCCAATCAAAAAACAGTTCTTTTACAGGTTTTGCAAAACGTTCGGCACGGTCAAGTTCTTTTTCTGCTTCCTCAAGCCTTTCCTCTTGCAAAAGAATATTAAAAGCAATTCTGTATCCCAAATACTCTGTCGGAGCAAGCAACTTCATTTGATTAGCTACTTCTATACCGTTTGATGTTTGACCGCTCATACTGTAACTTAAAGCCTTACGTTGAAGTACATCCATATCTATGCCGACAACTTTTTCAGATTTTATTAAGTTTATTATTGCATCATTGTACCTGTGAAGATCGAAACAAAGCATACCCATTATTTTGTATAGCTGTCCCACCACATTAGGTGAACAACCAATTTCATCAGCCTTTGCGAACATTTCTAATGCTTTAACCGGTTGATTAGATGTGGCATATGCGTAACCAAGGTTAAAATACCGATCACCATTATCAGCATCATTTTCAACTGCAATTTTGTAATGCTCTATTGCGTTATCATAATCCTGTTTAGACATATACGCATTACCTGCACATTGATGAGCATCAGAATTATTTTCATCAACTTTGAGTGCCTCATCTGCAAGTTTTAATGACTCATTATATCTGCCTTGTACAAAGGCAAGACGAGAATCTGCTATCAATACTTCAATAGAAATTTCCATCTTATCACTCCTTCACTAAAATTAAAATGATATAAATAATTTAAAACGCAATATTTTGAAATCAATAATTTTAAATGTCGGCATACCACCTGTAAATACGGCGGTTGCTGTTACACCTGTTTGGAAAATGTTATACGCTTTGCTTTCGTGTAATTTGGCATTCAAGGT